CCCCGGAGGCGTCGATCCCAAAATCTCCGGAAGCGAACTGGTGACCCACACGAACGATCTTGGCACCGGACGGCGGCGACGCCTCAGCGGTCAAACCGGAGGCCAAAACAGCACCGGCAGCCACGGAGGTAACGACCTTCAAACCATTGTTGGCGGCATTGGAGAAGCCGGAAGCAAAGATGAGGTCGTTGGCCGCAAAATCACTGGAGTCTGCAACCGTATACTGGGTTGACGTGACCGCCGTGGGCTCTTGCCGCCCCTTCTCGACAAACTCATCGAACATGAACCCTTGGAACAAATCCTGGATATTCGTTTGGGTCATGTCGATATTGAAGCCGCCAGCGCTCTCGAGGTCCGTCAGGACGCCCTTGTAGCGGGACCGCTTGCTGTTGATGGGCGTGCGGGCGACCTTTGTGAAGCTCCCGCCGAAGTCGTTGTAGGAATTTGGATCGAGGGGATACCATACGGACCCTGCAACCCCGATGGAGCTTTCGACGCAGTAACGGAGCCCCGTCACATTGCTGTCGATCTTGCTGACCTGTGCCATATGAGAAGGCCTCCTTACCTAAGTTGGTCATATTCAAAGTCCGCGGTCACATTCGTTACACTGAAGGAGCCGGACTTTCCCTCTTCAGTTGCACGGACATTCCTGAAAATGACCCCACCAGCAGTGGTGGTGCCCTCGAGAGCGTCATGCACGATTGTAGCGAGTTCGTCTGCCAGCGTAAACCCGTCTCCTTCGGGGGTCTTAACCAGCACTTCAATGTAGCCATAGCGGGTAAACTTACGTTCACGACTGGCACCAGTAGTGCCAAATGCGGTTTGAGTGCCGTTGATATGATAAACACCAACGACGGCATGGGCGCTACGATCTTTAGGACGGCGCTTGCTGTCATCGTCGTCCCACAGGACCACGAAATTGGCATCATAGCTCGTGAGGGCCGTGTTAACAACCCCAAGCATCTCATCCCGTGCCTCAGCGCGTGTCAGGTTAGACATGGGTCACCTCTTGCAATAGATGATATAGCAGATGCGATCGTCCCCTGGTTCAATGACCTCCACGTCGTCAATACTCCAAACCCGGCCAGAAGTGTCCTCCAAATCAGTTGAGGTGGTCAGGTCAATGGCGCTGAACTGGTCATCGCCCGCCGTATCTTTCTCGGCGATCAGGAACCGGGTGTTGCTCCTACGGAACGTCCGGTCTTGGGCCTCTTCTTCCTCGTAGTCATATTGGATGGCCTTCACCGTCACAGTCTGAGTGCCCGTCGAGCCGCGCCAGGGCTTACCGCTCTCACGAACAGGCGTAGCGGCGCGGGCGGTGACAGTCATATCAGCCCCGTGCTTCTCAATCAAGCGGGCCGCAGTTCCCTGGAGGCGAGTGGCAAGGCTCAACGGCTCACTCCTTTTGTGTTACGAAGGAACGGGCCCACAAGAAAATCGGCCTCCGGGTATTGAACCACTCGATCGTTGTCGACCAGGGCACTCCCCGAGCTTACCCGGGAGGCGTTAGTGCCGCTCACCGAGAAATAGGTTTCTTCGTATACGGGACCGACTTTTTCAATCTTGCGATTGACCCGTCCAAACGGGACAGGCGCCCCGTCCGACACCGGATAGATAACCGGCGGGATGAGGTCATTGGACAGGGCATGCTTGGCATACTCGGCGCAAGCGTGGGCAATAGCTGTCGGCACCTGGTCGTCAAGTGCCGTTCCGCGCTCATCATAGACATAATTGCGGGGCCAACCAAGCGCTTGTGTGGACGAGGCAGCCAAGCCCTTCCACTTGGTGCCGAAACGCTTCTCCATGTAACGGGTCGCCTGCACAATCGCCTGCTCTTTTGCGGTCGTATTGGCGGCGCTCCACGTTGCGTCGCCAATAGCCGAGAAATAGGTATCTGCGTCTGCCACCGAAATATAGGCATCCGAATTGGCGAGGCCAGTTCCGTCTTCGACAGTGATGGTCATGAAACGATTACCTCCTCAACCCCGGTCGCCTCGCTAACTGATCCGTAAGAGGTCGCAGAGGCTTGAAGGCGAGCGCGAACCGCAAGCGGACTGCCCAGAGTTGCAAGACGCTTCGCCATTCAGTTACCCCCTCATTCAGCCAGGGCGCCCTGACGGCGGGCTTTACGGCGGGCCGCCAAGGCGGCGTCAAGGGGCGAAGGCGTCCCGCCTGCGCCACGAGCCGCGGCCCGCTTGGCCAGTTCATTGCGCTGGAATTGCTGAATGGCCTCAGCTTCGGTCATGGGCGGGAACTGCCGGTTCTTTTCATCGACGAGCTTGCCCAATTCTTCCTCAGCCTCAGCCAGCAGGCGCTTGCCCTCTTCAAGGCGGCGTTGGATGTCGGAAACACGCTGTTGCGCTTCCGCAATTCCAGCGTCCAGCTCGGCCTCGAAGTCGGCCGGACCTTCTGCGAGAGGGTCGTCTTCGTCCAGTTCAGAACCGGTTGCCGAAGCCGTATCGATCTCTTGCACCGGCTCGGGGGACGATGGAACAGCCTCCTCGGTGTCGTAATCGTCTGCCGCCGGTTCACTGTCTTCAAGCGCGTCGGCCAGTTCACTTGCGACAGCGCGGGTAAAATCGGGCGCAGCATTGGTCACCGCTTTGCGGGTCACGTTGTCCCCGAGCAGGTTTTCAACGGCGTCAAGCCGGGGCATGCCATCAGCAGTCCAGTGTTCGTCGTTGTGCGGGTCCAAAGCCCGAACGGCTTCCAGAATTTCTTCGTTGGTCTTAGCCATCTCTTTGCTCCTCAAAGTTGAGGTAGGGCCAGCTTTACACCACTGGCCCTACTTGTCAGTCGTCGCCCAGGACGACATACGCGATATGCAGGACGCCAGAAGCCGTGATGTCCACGCTCTGGTCATCGGTAATATCCGCGGCGTCCACGGTCAGGTTCAGGTTGATCTCCAGCGACCCGTCCGTGTTGTCGAAGACGGCAATACCGCTCTTCTCGCCACGAACCGCGCTGATAACCTCCGAACCGGCCGGACCAACTGCAGAGGTGTAGATCACGTTCCGCTCTGCATCAGTGTCGATCGCGGCGTTTGCAAGCGGCGCCGTTGCCATCGAGTAGTCACCGCTCCAGGTGTCCGACAGATTGGCGTCCGAGCCCGAGCCAGCAAACGCAACGTAGGCAACGGCTCCGAGGAACAGAATGTTGCCTTCCGGGAAGTCAGCGACAACGGTAGAGCCGAAGCCCGCAGCGGCGCCCGTTGCCGAAACAGTGATGGTGAGGTCATCGAAAGCAATCGATCGCTTGGTAATCAACTGCGCTGCGGCCGGTCCCCGGCTCAGCGAGCGTGTAAGCCCTTTGGTCATGGTCTATCTCCTTTGAAAGCCTGGGTCATACGAAGAGGGGCCGCCGAAGCAGCCCCTCAGCTCGATCAGCTCTCGCGAGTGATGAGACGCGCGATTTTGATCTGCTTCCGCTCAGGGAAGACCCGCTGCCAAGAACCGGCGTTTGCCAGGTTGTTGGCCGTGGCCGCATTGGTCGGGCCCCCGTTGGGCGCGGTGCCCACGTAGGCGTGGCCCGTCGGGTGCAGACACCACATGATGCGATCGACCATATACTCCTGACCGCCGCCGTCGCCGGCAAGGGGCAGACGGTCGGTTTCGAAGGGCGTCTCCGGGGTGCCCACGCCATAGCGCACAGCGCCGGCGCCAAACAGCCAGGTATGATAGATGCCCGAGGCCGTCTGAGCGGCACCGGAACCGGCCGGGTTGGGCATGCTGTCATCGACGATCACGCGACGGCCCAGGAAGTAGGGAATGTCCACCTCGCCCCGAGCGTCGGGAATGAAATCGATCAGGTTGTTCTTCTGCGCCCGTGCAAACACAATGGAGTGCATGAGACAAATTCCCAGTGCCTGTGCACTGTCGCCCATGGTCACAGCCGTGTCAATAAAGGCCTCGGCCGAAAAGTCGGTCACGCCAGCCACATAGGACGAACCCGAGATGTCATTGGTCAGATCACCCTGCACGTGCTCGGAGCCTGACGGCGCGGCGTCGTTGTCGGCAAAGATGCCCTGCATGGTAGCAATGAACATCGCCTGCAGGCGCCGGGTCCAGTAGTAGCCGACGCGATTGGCAATAGCCGTCATGGGCTTCGAGCCGGCGAGGTCGGCGGCAAGGTCCATGGCGCTCCAGGCCTGGTTGCGCGAGAGGCGAACGGAGATTTCCGTCAGGGTCCCGATTTTCTTTGGCGAAGCGCTGGAGGTGTCGTCATCCGTCGAGGTGTTTTCCTCGTCGTTGTCAAGGTCCTTCCAGCTCGGGGTATTGAACGTGAGACCGCCGCCATTCAGAAGAGCGTCGATGCTCTCGTCCCGTGCAACAACACCCGACTGAACCAGAGCGGACTTCTGCTCGGTCACGTTCTGCTTGTAGGGCGTGTAGATTTCAGGGACGACCACGTCCGAGATTTTGGTAACAGCCATTGGAATGCTCCTTTGATTGGCTCTGATCTATAGGAGAGACCTGAGCCGAGCACCATGGCCAGCTCGGTAAAGCGAGTGCCAGAACCATGTCCAGTCTCGTGAAACGGTAGGCACGCGAGCCATGCCCGCGTACCCTATGGCTATGAATATGCGCCAGCTTAACTGGCCTGTAAGCCAGCGTTACACCGCTTCGGGCGGCGCAATTGCTCCGATCTTCGAACCAGCGGCGTTTGCCAAACGCTCGGCCTTGGCCCGATCCTGGCGAACAAGAGCCGCCTGAGCGTCAAGGTCCCAGTTTTTGGGGCTCCAAGGGTTCGAACCAGCGCCTCCGACGCCGCCTCCACCGCCAGCGCCCCCGCCCTGCGACTGCGGCCACCAATGCGGGCGCTTCTCCTTCATGTCAGAAAGCCAGACATCCGGAGTAATGCCACTTTCCACGCCACGAGCGCCCTCCTTGGCAACAATTGCGCCGTCTTCAGCGACCTCGAACAGGTGCGTGCCCATGAAGATGATGTCATCAAGGGCCGAGCTAACGACCTTCTCAGAAATCGCCAATTCACGCAGCTTGGCTTCGATGATGCTGTTATTGATCGTGGTGCGGAGCTGACTGGCCTCAGCCTCAAGTTCCTGGTTGCGAGACCTCAGCTGGTCGCGTTCCCGTTCAATGGGACGAAGCTCCCGCTTCATACGAGCTTCCACCAGCTCTTCCAGCTTCTTCTCGTCGACTTTGCCGCCTTCGCCGGCCTCGATGCGGGCACGCAGGTCTTCCAGCTCGTCAAGCTGTTCCACGATCTGGTCAATATCCACGTCATCACCGCCGAGCTTAGCCAGCTTGTCCTTGGTTTTCTTGTGGGCCGCGCGTTCCTCACGCAGCGACTTGGACAGCTTGTCCGTGTCTTCCGTCGTTTTCATGCCCTCAACACCTGTCAGGTGCCAAGTGCCGTCTTTCTCGGAGTAGAGGTCGGCGAAGCCTTCCGGAATGTCTTCCCGATTGTCATACTTGAGCTTGAGTTTCATCTTTCACTCCTCAGTTTGAAGCGCCATGCGCTTTGGCCACCATTGGCCGTCACTGAAACGGTGGTTCCATTCCAGCGGCTTCGAAGACTTGGCGCTCACGCTTTGCCAGAGTCTCCAAATCTATACCGCGCCAATTAGGCTCGCGGAAATTCTGCAGGTCCAATTTACCTGCTCGAAAGGCTCGGCCCTGACGAGGGCCCAAAACCTCATCTTGGTCGGCTGCGCTCAAACGATTGAGCCATTCCCGGTAACGTGGAATTCGACTGGGGCCGTCACCGACCAGCGGGACGCGAACCGATCGACAGAACCAGTGAACTGGCGGACGAGGACCTTCGTCATTGTTGAATACCCGGCCGTGCAAATCCCGGCAAGTCTGAGTGGTGCGCCCATCGAGGATGGCGACATAAACTTCTTTGTTGCGGGCAAATGGGTTATCCAGAGTAACGTTTACCCGCGCCAGGTCAGCAAAGGTATCTGTTGCCGTTCTTACAAGCGTGTCCAGTTCGCGACGTGCAATGGCTGTTGCACCATCGCGCCCGCCGTAGCTGGCATGGCCTATAAGACGAGCGCGCATAGCTGCCTCGTTTTCGCCGAGGCGCGCACCAAGCGACAGGCTCTCTCGAAGGCGCTGAATATCATTGGCCAAAAGCCTGTTTTGCCAGTCGCGCAGGGTGCTACCCATAACTTTGGCATCCGTCACATTGACTGTTAGTGACGGGTTCAGGTTCTGCCCGCCCGCGCGCATCAACGCTTCAAAAAATCGGCGTTCATATTCTGCCAGCTGCACCAAGTTGCTGTTGAGGGAAGCAAGCGCCCCAGTGAAACCGCGGCGACGCAGGGCCCAAGTCTCCTGAACCGCCTGTTCGAGACGGGCTTTAGCTGCGGGATCATCCAGGCGCAGGCCCCCGCGCGCAACCAGATAGGCGGCCAAAGCGCTGCCAAGTTTGCTGAGTTCTGGCTCCGTGCGATCAAGCTCCTCTTGGGCCTGCGCCTGGTAAAGGACGGACAGCTGCATCAAGCGAATTTGATGCAGTACGGCCCAATCCAGTATCTGATTGAAGGTTTCCATCAGTTATCCGTGGTGGTGTTCGGGCCCGGAGTCTGCTGATCCGTCTTTTGGCGAGGATCAATGGGCTTTCCCTGGTTATCCGTGGAGCCCGGGTCCTCCTTGGTAATGTCGAGAACGGTGCCCATTGTAAGTTCGCGTTCGCTCTCGATTTCCGCCATTTCGTCTTCAAAGGTCTTGTCTGTCAGTTCCTTCTTGCGGAAGTTGGTGTGCAGGGTCTTAAGCGACAGCGGAGCGCCCATCGCCTTCGCCTGCATGAATTCGAGAAGGTCTTGACCAGTGAAGGCGTCATCCGTGAAGTCTAGGTTGGGCTCGACAACTACCTGCTTGGGGTCTGCCCCGATGAACTCGGCGATCTGACGCAAGGCCCGTTGAAGCCCCTCCGCGCCGGTAATGGCAAGGGTGCGAAGCGTCGTGGTCCGTGCAGCAACGCGGATACGAAGCGCATCGCCGGACTGTCGAGCGGTATCACCGAAGTCCAGCAGACGAGCACCACGCTCGGCCGCCTGCTCCTTGTCCGCCTTGAGGCTTTCTCTTTGCTCCTGGAGACCGTCCGAAGAGACCCCGATATACTTGGCGTCACCACCCAAGGGGACCTCGATGCGAGCCCCGGAGCCAACCTTGAGGGTGTCATTGTCATCGTCCTGCATCAACGCGCCGATAATAACCAGCGTATCTTGGCCCTGCATGAACAGGGTCTGACGATAGTCCGCTTCCCCGCGATAAATCGCCAAGGTCAGGTTGGACAGGCCTATCAGAACGGGTGGTTCGGGGTCGCTATCCAAATCACCAGCATTGATGAAGGTAAACGGAATGTAGGGCAGACCACGACCGGCGATTGTCGGCTGGATAGCGGGGGAGTTTGCGAGATTTCCATCCTTACCACGAACCGGAATGGCCCAAAACTTGTCGGGGTCGCCCTTGAGCTTGCCGTCACCAAGCAAGTTTGTCAACTCGGATTGCGGAGCCAGCAAAACGCGGTATTTGTCCTGGTTCTCCCAACGGAACCCCTTGCGCTCGGCCTCACTCTCATCCAGCACCAAGAAGTCCAGGCTGGACGTATCATCCTCACGCCGACCCATGTCCCAGTTGATGATTGTCGGAGCCTCATAAGTTGCAATATACGGGAGCGCATTCGGCCCCTGTCCACTGCGCACGTCGACCAGCAGACCGTAGCGAGAGTGAAGAAGCTGATGGAAATTAATGTCCCGCAAAAGGGAGTTCAGTGAGTGGCCTTCAGCAGTGATCTTTTCACGCAGCGGCTCCATCCTCGGAGGCAGTTTGATTTGGGCGGGCTTGCGGGCCATGATGTCTACCATCATTGTGATGGCGTCCTTGACAAAATCATGGAACACTGCACGAGTAAGATAGGCCTCATAGGCCTTATACCCCGCCTGGTTGGGGTTGTCCATACCATCGGCCAGCATGTTGGCTGTGGCTGGGAGATACATGGTGCGGGCTTCCTTGACCGTGCGTTGTCCCGCATAGGTATCGCTCATTTGCTGCCAGTCTTCGACAAACAGAGCGTAGAGAGGGTGTTTCTCGTCGACCGACATTTGGAGTGCATCCCCTTAATAATGGCCAGTGATCTTTCCGCCTTTGACCTTACGCGGTTTGAAACGAACACGATACCGGCATTCATCACCGATGTGATCTTCTGCTTCGCTATCCACGTCATCCATGTCATTTTCATCACGGGGCAAGGCAGGCACCGTGCGCTGGAACTGTTCACAAGTGCTGAAGATAAACAGCCCAGGCTTTTCTCGAAGGCCTTCTTCCGGAGGGTCCCGCTTCTCGGGCGGAATGGCCGCCTTCATCATAGCGCGCATCTGTTCCCAGCCTTGCTTGCGCGAGCCCGGAGACTTGTCCGAGTATTCCCATGTCACGCCGGCGTAAAGCTGACCGTCGATGCGAACAGGCTGAGCCATGTCCGTTGCTTTTGACTTGGCAGATGGATCATCCTTCTTTCGGCCCATCTCATCGTCAAAGATGGCGTTATCAGCGGGACCCGGCTTTACCCGGCACCAGCGGCGGTTATTCTTTTGCCGCCATCCCATTTCAAGTTCAAATTCCACGATGCCTCGGCTGATTTCCCATGCGAGCTTGCGCGTGCCCTCATTCGGTTTGCCCGTCCAGCCATACCACTCGGCAATACGGAAAAGGTCCCCGCGAACCGTAGATCGCCGGTGGCCAAAGGCGTCAATGTAATCGGAGCCATCGCTCTCGGCCCACCAGCCGACACTGAAAGGCTTATTCGAGCCCCAGTCAAAAGAGCGGTCAATTCGCCAGGACGCCGGAATTTCGAAGGGCTCAACGACAATGTAATCCTTGCCCATGAACCAGATGTCATCGAACATGCCGCCGGCGACAATATCCCACGACCCATCAAGCCATGCCGCCAGTTCGGCCGGGTTTCTTGCCGCAGTGCGGATGTTCCGCTTGTAGTCCGGGTCAGCGGTCAATAGGACTTTGTTTTCGTCCAGATAACCATGAACGGCGACGCGAGGCGCTTCGAGCTCTCCACTGTCGTCTCGTGCGTCAGTGATGATTTGCCCAATGATCTTGCCCTTTGCCACTGGAAGACGATAACGCATCTTTACCCAGTTATGCCCGACACCATAAGGGTTGGTCGTTGCCCGCACTTTACGAGGCATGCCGACTTTTGTGGAACGCAGGCACGAAAACATAGACTTGAAGCACTTGTCGTCAGGCCAAGTCGTCAATTCTTCCCAACCGATAAACGGATAGGCGTGACCGTGGTATTTCCAGTAATCCGCCGGTTTAGCGAATTGGCGGAAATAGAGCTTTTCCCCTGTGGGCCACTCCCAGAAGGACTTTGTTTCGTTATACCGCGCGTTCGGCCATATACGCGGGATCCATTTGCGGGACTTCTCGATGATGTCCTGCAAGTCCGGATAGCTTTTGCGGAAAATAATCCCGCGCCACTCTTCGCCCCACCCCTTGCCAACGTCTTGGCAGAAGTCCATAATTAGGGCGTCCGTCTTTCCGGGACCGCGAGTGCCCTCGTAAAGCACTTCCGTCAGGGGACAAGAGAGAAACGCCTCCTGAGACCCGGGCTGCGGTGCCCATACTACGGGCTCGGCTTTGCCACTCTGCTTGATAACGAAAGCTTGAAGGCCCTGCTCCGTCTTTCGCCACTCAATACGACTGGCGCCAGTACCGGCATGAAACTGTTCCTGCGCGTGGTTGCCCATTATCAACTGCTACCCTTGTTCCAACAATTCTATGCCTCTTGTCCGAACCGGCTTACTGTCATGCGAGCGGGTCGATGTCACTCTCCTCCAACGCCTTGAGCTCCGCGGGTGTCAGTCCCGGCTTCATGTTGTATTCCTTACCGCGCGGGCCGGATTGCATCAGGGGCTTACCCCTGGGAGTCTTGCCCTTTTCCATATACCACTTGACGAACGCCGCCATCTTCTCTTCCAGTGCCGGGTCTTGCTCCATGGCCTTCTCGGCCAGTTTCTGCTCCATTATTGAACGAACACTTGTGCGCCCCGTGCGCCGCTCAAGCCCGGTCTCCGGGTCAACCTCATTGGGCGGCATCTCGTCCGGATAGACCGCCGTGCCGTCAATCGTCTTCCCGTCCGCGTTGTCACGGAACCGGGCAGCCCAGTCTTCCGCGCTGAGATTTGCCTGGTCGGACTGGGGAATAGCAAGCACGCCCCCGCTGATTTCTGCCTGAATTTTCATATTCTCGCGGAACTTCTCGGGACGCCGCGCCTTCAGGAGCACTTCCAGCAGCCGGTCACTGTAGCGGCGGATTGTCAGAGGTATAGGCCGCCCATTAGCATCCAATTCCAGTTCGCCGGTGTTGGGATCACGGACGAATGCCTGAATGCCCTTGTGGACCACCGGCTCCTCATATCCCTCCACAGCACGCCGCTGCGCTTCCTGCTCCAGGTAATCATTGCCAATTTCGAGGGCTGCGTCCCAGGCCTCATGAAATTCTGCGACCAGAGGATTTCCATCGTCATCCAGCCCTCCCATGTTGATGGTGTATCCCGGAAACCCGTCTTCGCTCCGCCGTTTCCAATAATACATCAACCAAGGCGTCACACCAACGCGACGGGCGGTTTCTGACACGTTGGCACAATCCGCCAACTCTGCAACGCAACGCTGCAGCATCTCAGGAGACCGCTTTTGATTATGGTTGGTTTTCTGCAGCTCATCGGGCTGTCGGGGCCGGTGCATTGCCATATCTATTGGTTCCTTGGGCTAGTTGGTGGTATTTCTTTCATATAGCCATCTTACAGCACCGGCGTACGCCAGCGTTGGCTTTACAGAGTGCACTCTGTAAACTTGCTAGACTGGGAGGAACTTTGGGTTCAAACCTATTTTCTAATATTTTGGGAGGGCTAATAGGCGATCAGGGCGCCTAGGTTCCAAGGGCCCCGCATGGAAAGGCTATTAGAGGACTAGACCTACGGTCTAGATCACTAGAACTTTTGCCTTCAAACTGTCCATGCCTGTGCGAAAACAGCACAGGGGGCACTATATACAGTAGGAGCTAGCACCTACCCCCACTGTATATCGACAAAAAAAGTTTGAAAAAGGGGAAATTGTGATTTTACGTTACGGTGTTTCCCTGGTAACATATAACTACTTGAGGGACAGAGAAACCCTTGAGTGCCCCACGTGCGAGACACATGGGGCCTAACCGGGGTCTACCCCTAACCCAACCTGCGACATTTTTGTCGCACCTAACTGGAGACTAACCATGTCCACTTTTCGCAACTGCACTCATGTTGTCAAAACCCTCCTCCTCGAGGGGGAACTGTCCTACAAAGAGATAGCCAATCGAGCCCGGTACCATTTCCCCGATGCCCGCACGACTGACAAGTCCGTGGCATCCATTGCCCGTGACATGCGGAAGGCTGGCCTGCTTGAAAAAAGGCAGCCCAAGACTAAGCGACCTGTCCAGCTCGAACTGGACCTGGGCCTCTAAGGCCCAGAGCCTGGACCAGGACCCTGGTCCAGGCACCCACACCCAACCAAGGAGAACTAACCATGTCCAACTGCATCAAAGCCATCCTCATGGAGGAACTCGAAACCTGCGTGGAGGCCCTTGTGACTTACCAGTCCGATACAACTATGCACTGGCTTGAGCGTGACAGGGAGCTGGAGACCTGGACCCAACGTCTGGCTCGGGTCAAGAAGGCCCTGTTCGAGGTCGAGAATGCCCTCCACCTGACCCAGTCGGAGTGGTCCACCCTGCGGATGCTGGTCGAGTTCCACGAGGGCTCCTACGAGGACCCAAGTGAGGCACCGTTCAACACCCGCGACTTCGAGGCCATCCTGGACAAGCTCCGGGGCTAAGGCCTCCGGGTTAACAGCGCCCAGGCTCTGAGCTTGGAGCCTGGGCACCGGAACGGCCCGCGAGGGCCAAGCACACTTACTCAGGCGCAGCTTGGGGAGAATGGGAGGGATGCCTTGTGACACGGGTACTTGGGCAGATGCCAATCCCACACGGCCTCCGGGTCTTTTCGTGCTGGCTGGGCAAAAGCCCTACCGGCCTCAAGCACCCAGCCACTGTCTAGCTCAAACAAAAATGGAGGGACCCGCGGTTTTTCTGTTTACAACCCTGCCACTTCCGTTCTATACTGTTATTGTGAGACAGCGACAAACGCCCTCACGTCAACCAGGCCAACAGGCCAACAACCCTAGAAAGGAACTACCATGTCCACCCTTGAGAACAAAACCATCGCCGAACTGGTTAAAATCCATGATGCCATCGAGGGCGTTGAGCCCATCGGCAAGTGGAAGGGCCGCAAGGACCTGCTGATCGAGAAGGTGTCCGCCGCCATGAAGGCTGCCCGCGGCACCAAGACGATCCGCGAAGTGGCCGAGAGCTGGCTGACCACGGTCGCCTACAAGGACGAAGATGGCAAGCCGATCGGCTATCCTTACGACTACATCCTGGAGCGTGTCCTGGAGGAGTTCCCCGAGGCCAACACGACGGTCAAGTGCCTGCGCTGGTACAACACCAAGCTGAACTCGGACCCCAACATCAAGATGCCTGTGCGCCCCCGCAAAAAGGTGGTCCGCCCGGAAAAGACCGAGGACACCTCGGAACAGGTCGAGGTCCAGGTCGAGGCCGAAAAGGAGCAGGAGCAGGTGGCCGATCCCCTGGCCTGATTGCCTGGTGCCCCGGGGATAATTCCCCGGGGTGCAGCGACGGGCTAGCCAGGTGCTATGATGGTGACGGGCGCTCTGACGCCGGCCGAGACGGGTAAACCCTGGCTAGTCCTTCCCTGCACCCCAACCAAGTAGGAGAAAACCCATGTCCCACCACGATACCTTCTATCAGAGTTTTGATGACGTGTGCAAAGCACTGGTCGACACACCTTCGCCGGACCCCAAGAGCGTCCTTAGCCGGTGCTTCAGGCTCTACTTCCGCTCCCTGAATGCTGCGGAGAAGTTCGGTTTCACCGGCGTGGGTTGCATTACCTTCGCTGAGGTCCGTCTGACTGAGTTCCAGCGTCGGATCCTGGGCCTGCGTCACAGGATTGGCGACAAGGTGACGGTCGGTCAATTCGGGGGCCTGTATGAGGCCACCATCGTTGGCTACGGCGTCGAGCACAAAGGGCACAAAGCCATCCCGGTCTACGACCTGGAAACCCCGACGGGCGACCGGCGCTGGGCCTATAAGGATCAGATCGATGCATGACTCCTATACCCGACACGAATGCGGGATTACCACCTTCGTGCCCACGCGCTGGTCCCGCTTCGTGGACCTGTGTGTCCTTGCCGCCGGCTACGGGGTAATTGCCCTGAAACTCTACCTGATCTGGAGGACTTTCCAATGACCCTGAGTGAGCTCATCGACCAGCTGACCGAACTGCAACAGGAATTCCCTGACACGGACCCTGAAGTGATTGTCGCCTACCAGCCGAACTGGCCCATGGAGACCCAGATCACCGACGTGGTGGCTGTTGACCCTCTGACCGACTGGGATGACGAGTACGGCCCTGAGCCGGCAGAAGACGACCCTGACCACGACGCGTGGGCCCAGGATCGGTCGCTGGCCGAGGCCAAGCCCAAGTCTGTCATCATTGGCACGGCGTGGGGCAACGAATACCTTCGCGCTGGCGGCGCAGAAGCTTTGGGCTGGCGCTAACAGCATACGGAGACCTGACATGACTTACCAACGCGTGGTACCGCGGGACCTGTTTAACGAGGGCAACCTCCTAAAGTGCCTCGGAAAGCTGACCCTGTATATTCAGGACGGCTATCTGCCCCGACTTCGACTGGTGGAGAGCTCCTTGACTTCGGGGTTCAAAGTCGAGCAGAACGAGGCCACCGGGGGTATTTTCTGCAGGAACTACCTGCTTGTTACCCCTCTCTACAATGACCGCTTGCCAGTGTTCCACGAGCGACCATTGAACTCGCGAGAGCCCTGGCCTCTGTTCCTCTACCTCGAGGACCTGGAGTTCCAAGTCTTCAATGACGATGGCTCCCTTACTGAAGAAATGGATGTCTTCAGGTAACCCTTAGCGCTGGTGCCAGTGCTGGTGCCAGCGCTGGTGCCAACGCTGGTGCCCTAAGTGCTGGTGCCCTAAGTGCTGGTGCCGACGCTGGTGCCCTAAGTGCTGGTGCCAACGCTGGTGCCAGTACTGGTGCCAACGCTGGTGCCAACGCTGGTGCCCTAAGCACTGATACCCAGGTAGCGTAACGCAGGGCTGGGACCCTGAATGCTGGTAACCCTAAATGCTGGTAGTGTAATGCTAGGATTGAACCCTCAATGCTGATACCCAGGTAGCGTAACGCAAGGCTGGGACCCTGAATGCTGGCGGCGCAGAATTCTACCCACGAGCAGCATTTGTGTCCAATACCCACAATAAAAAGGAAGAAGCCCTGACAAAACAGTAGAAATGAGGTTTGCTTCTGGCAAACAACACAGTACAATAGAACCACATAAAAGAAAGGAGCTAACCATGTCTACCCAAACTCTTACGGAACGCAATTCCATATGGCTCTACGGGGTCTGTACCTTCCAAGACGTGGAGGCTGAGCGGGATGACCCCTCAGTCGACATGGACATGATGTCTGCCCCGCAAGTGGCCATCATAGCCCCGGGCTATTCCGAGGCATTCGTTCGGGAGCTGGCAACAGACGCCCTGGACGAGCTGGCCATTGAAGACGAGATTGCCGGGTATGACCCAGCATTGGACCTTCGCGGAGTATCCCTCGATGACCTGGAGCACGTCATGTCCTGCGCCCGTCCGGAGAGATTGCAGGGCCTGCCCCACGTTATCCTCGAAACAGTGGTGCATGACTACTACCACCCGGCCGACAGTTGCCATCTGATCCGTGTGACCGTTCAGAAACGTTCGGTGCGCTCGCTCGACAACCACGAGCCGAAGCTTACCGAGCGCGTATCGGTCCGCCACACAGCCCCGGGGGACAATTGATGAAGATAGTCGCAAACCTGATACTGCTCGGCTTTATCGCGTTGATATTCATCAACGGGATGCGGCTTACCTTCTTCGGGCCCCAAGCCTGTGACCTCGTAAGAGACAACCTGCCAATGCCCATCGAACAATCAGTGTTGGAATTCCACGCCAAATACGGAGACCACCTCAATGACTAAGACAAATTCCCGAAATGCAGCCCCCGGTATTAAACAACGGGTGCAGATGCGCAAATACGAAAACTCCTGGGCGGTCTTTGTGGACAACTCTCCCAAATGGACTGGCCTGTCCCGATCCGAAGCCCTCTGGCGCCAAGACCAAGAGACCTGGAGACTCACCACTGCCAAAGCCATCGCCACCTTGCAGGATCGCAGGCAGCGATACCCAGACTTGGACTGGACTTGCGTAGCGCAGTCCCTTGCACTTGAATGGGACGTCAATGAGCAAAGGCTCCTAAAAACCCTTGCCCTTACCTGGCAAGAGTGAGAGCGACCGGGAAACGACCAGAGGAACAAAGGTTCCTACCTGGAGTTTCCCGGCTACAGCACCTTGACTATTAGTGGCATAGTCAAAATCGAGCGCACAGTCACTGGGTTTGCCAAGGAAAAACTGTTTATTTTTAAGTATTTAGGTGTCCTTTTGACTTTTGACTACGACATTTTAATAAAAATAATGCATGCACATACACACATGCACATAAAAAACTTTTTGCGCGTAGTCGCAGTCAAAAGTCAAAAATAGCCTTAAGCTCTTGATATTGCTAGCTTTTTTTATTCGACTGCGACTGTGCCAGTTATTAAGCGCAGTCAGTAGAACCGAGGCTTGACAAGCCTTTGCCGCTTCTATCCTGTGCGTCCCAGTCCAAAACCAGGCAATCCGCCTAGCATTTATCACCGCTAAGACGCGATTAGAGCAGGAGCTCCGACCCACCTCAACCCTCCTCAGCCCTCCTTAACTTTCCTCAACCTTCCGCCGACCGTCACGATGGTTCACGGCATGGTTCACAGCATGAGAGGCGCTCACCGCCAAGCAAAAACTTCTGGTCGACAACTACTGGTTTACTTCTCTACTCTAGCATGATATTCTATTTACAGTAACAACGGAGAAACACTATGTCCACGTCCACGTCCACGTCCACGCCCATGCCCCAAATCGTCTCAGTCACTCCATTCTCTATGACCGCCCGGGCGGCAAAAATTGTGTGGGGCCAAATCCTCAAAGACGTCGAGTTCCTCAACCCCGAGGACGCTGCACGGTTCATCGTCGTCCTGGAGGAACTCGGGTACAAGCCGGAATATGGCTACATGACCAGCGAGTTCTACACCTTGCAGGCCGCAGCGAGCCAAGACCCTGTGATGGCGGACCACCTGTCCGGCCGGTTCGGGAGGACAGGCGAATGACCTCACCGACCAACGTAACCAAGTTCCCCGATCAGGCGCTCGGCCTCGTAAACCATCTGCCGGCGCTGGACTACGCTCTCCTGCACCAGCAGATCGATACCCTGGCGGAAGCCAAGGCCTACATCGAGATGCTCTGCCGGAACGGGCTCATGTATCACTTCGACGATGGGCCGGAAGACATGCTGTGGGCTCTGCCCGTAAACAGCACTCCCCACCACAAAGACGTCGAGGTGATGCGCCAGCGCCAAGATGAACTCTATTACGCTTATCCGGGCCGCCACGAACCGCGTCACTGGCCGGAGGAAGACGGCGGGAGCCCTCTCGGCTATGCAGTCATCTGCCTGAAACGAGCAACAGCGGCAGCAGCAGCCAGTCGCTAATCTACCGCTAATCTACTGGTCGATGATATGATAAGGCCCCGGGCATTTCTGCACCGGGGCCTCTAAGCCTGGGATCAACTCAGGGTTTGCGGACACATGGAGGTCCAGGCTTATCAGTCAGGCAAGCGGATCGGCATTACGCTTTACCAAGTCTTCTACCGTCTCGTTAGACTGATCTGCACGGCCGCGGCGCCGATCAGGCAATGAGACAACAGCAGCCGACGTGTCGTTTATATCATCGGCCTCGTCCCATTCGGACCCTAGAACTGCTTCCTCAGCACGCTGCTGATATTCCAGCGACATTTCACGGTTGTAGACAGCGGCCTTCATCTTAGGAGACCGCTTGGCTTCCCGCTCCCGAAGCTTATTCATTATGGCCTGATGATTGAAACGGTTTTCCCGGTCTTTAAGATCAGGCAAAGCCCATAGCACCACTCGGCCGGCGTTTGTGTGGGACTGCTTTCTGGTATTAACAGCAGGAACCGTGTTATTGAGGAACTTCCGGGCATGGCTCCGGACATTCCGTATCCGCATCTTCTCAGGTAGGCACTCAACGAGGTCCCGCTCAGCCACGTATTGTCCATGGAACGGAGGCAAACCGCTTTGATAACGGTGCAGCCACTCGGCATCGTAGTCCGTCCGCGCTGCCTCTCGCATCTCGTCCTTAGACTTGCTGGTCGGTGCTCGGCCCTTCCCATTGAAATTCCCGATGTCCCGCTTCTTGAGATAGTCCCAGATGATGGCATCGCCACCTTCCTTTTCGGCCCAAGTAAACAGTCGCCGGTAGTATTCGTCTTCTTTAGGGAACGCGTCCGAGATGGCGATGGCATACCGTCGGTCGTCATCCTCAACCGGCAGGGCGTCGTCATGGTTTGTGAAGGCCAGGATCACGCAGTTGTTGGTGACATGCTGCGTGGGCATGTATTTCTCATTGATCTCAATTACAGGGTCCGTCACCATCGGCTTGAGGTGGTTCATCAGGTCCACACGACCTTTGACCATCAGCTCTTCGATAACGACCAGTTTGACATTTCGTGCCCAGCCGTTGAACTGCGATTGGATGGATGCGTTCATAGGCCGGCCGGTATTGTGCGGGCCAAAGATGCGTTCCATCACTTGTCCGATGAAAGATTTACCTGTACCCTGCCTGCCTTTGATAACAAGTGCAAAATTGGGCTTTTCGGCCGGGTTCTGGACACACCAGGCAAGGTAATCCAGCACCATATTCCGTTCCGTCTTGTCCTCGAACATATAGGTCATGTGCTCGAGGAAGATGGTCGGGTCACCCTCGGCAGGCTTCAGGTTACTCGGCCTCCAAATGTTATACACCTCGTCGCCATTAACAAACTCAGGCTGCTCTGGCAAGAAGTCCATTCGCATGAACTTCCGCATGGACCGTTTAGAGGCAAAGATTTCCGAGGAGATGCTGCCCTTTTCAGCAATAAAATTATATTTGGAGTCAAAAGACTTGGTATCAAGCATCAGCCCGTCCTTACGACGGTAAAACATTTTTGCTTGGACAATCCAGACCCACTGGTCCATGATGCCCGCATACCGTTCTTCTTGCTCACCGCTTACCGGCGGCGGGCCGTATTCTCCTTCGTCATCCGGCAGGTCCGGGTCCCCAAAGTCATGCTCCGGGGTATCCCCGCCAGGAGGCACCACGCTTGCATAGCTGAAAGCGTTCTTGACAATCTGCCGGAGCTCTTCGTCCGACCAAGGCGGCTGGCAACGATCATTCCAATGCTCCGCCATAAGCTCATAGGCCATATCCTCGGACAGGCCCTTTTCACGAAGCACGCATGCAAGGTAAAAGGACGTTGAGTTGCCCTTCTTGCCCTCGATTGCAGGTTTGGCGTCATATTTGAGATGTTTGATCGCCCAGTCAATGTATTGCGGTTGATCTTGGTCGACGACGGCCTCTTGCTGATGCTCACGATCCGCTCTGCGACCAGCAAGATGCACAATCCATTCCGGGACTTCGGCGACTGGTATCTGGCTGCTCTCAGCCCACTCGTATTCACCGGTATCGGTGCTGGACCCAGGCGCCAGAACATATCCGCCTGCGCCACCAGAGCCCCGGGTATCAATGCCTGGGCCTAGTTGCTCAACCGTGGTTCGAGCGTTGCCGTTGAAATAGAAATGCCGGCCACCAGAAGGTGTGACAGCCATAAGAGTGCGGGGAAGCTCTCCATAGTCAAGCTCCAAAAGGTCCAGGGTTTTTTGCCCGTTCTTTCCGTGTTTCATGTCTACGTCAATGACGCAGAGACCGGATGGCTTGGTGGCAATCCCGATATTGTCTTCGGGCCAAGTTTTCCACCAGCCCTGAATAGTTTTCTCGTCTGTGGTGGCGTCACTGCCCCACTTCACCCTCGGCTTGTTCGTAGTTCCCTTTTTAATCGGAAAAACGTGCCAGCCTCTTTTGGCATAGCTCAAAGCGAGGGAGAGTTTGGATGAACCCATTGCTCTCCTCCATGGTCCGCTTAACCAGATTATCACGCAGTATTCCAGTGGAAAACCATTTTAATACAAGAACTTAGTAACGCCGGTTTTTCTCATTTAAGGTTTTTATCAATCAAGTTCTGCTGTATTAATTACATATGCACATGAAATAGGTGAGACCATGGCTAATAAAATCAAACTGACCGCACCGGGTTTCCGCAATATCGACCCCGAAATCCTTCAGGAATTTATCCAGTGCCTCAACACAGCGAGTTATTATCGTGCTGGCGAAGGATCTAATTACGATGAGGCGAGCGCAAGAAAAGAACTGGATCGTGCAGCGAACATCGCTATTGAAAACCGGTTCAATTTTTGGATGATTGATAACCTATTCAATAACACCAATCCGCTTGCCCAGCGAAATGAAATTGTTGATCGTATTTTCAAATCCTATTATGCAAGTCTGGAAAAATAATTCGCTTATACTTGATAAGTATTTGTAGGTTTCCTCCTCGGTTCACCCGTTATACTGTGAAGAGGATGAATGTCATCGCAAACGTATCAAGAGGAGCCCAATCATGACGAAGACCATCGATGAGCAATTGGAGAGGCTTGCCTCGGCTCAGGAGCGAACGGCCACGGCCCTGGAAGCCATTTTGGAAGCCGTGACGAATTTCCAGTTCACGCAGGCTGGTGAAATCGCGATGGCCGGCGTCAATATCGAGGAAGCGCCTGATGCCGGAGCCGACCACGAAGCTGCCCCCAAAGAAGCCACATCCGAAGAACCGGAAACGGTCGAGGAAGAACCCGAGCCCAAGGAAGAAGGAGCTGCGGAAAGAGCGACGGAAGATGAAGCAGCTGGCGAAGACGGCGACGAGGGCGACCCCCTCGGAGATGGAGAAGCTGCTGATGACCCCTACCAGCTCCCCGAGAAGCTGACCAACGACACGCTCCGCAGCTTTGCACGGGACCTGGTAGAGAAGGAAGGCAAGGCTGCGGTTTTTGAAGTTCTGGCCGACATCGGAAAGGGCTACAAGGCCGTGGGCGAAGTGTCGAAGGCTGACCTCCTGGAGGCTCACGAAAAGATGATCGCCCGCCTGCGCGGCTAACTCCGCCGGAATTGGCGGAGCTACTAAAAGGTAGCCATGTTCTGGTTCCTACTCTTCCTATTCCGATTGGGGCGGTCTCCTCCCTACTGCTTCATCGGAATGCCTGTCGAGCGGTGCATCATCGCGTTGTCACCGTTCGGCAGGCACCAGTGCGACACCGCCACGGTCCGGCCGGGGTATGGGCCACATAGTTAGACGCACACCAAGCCAGGAGGGATCATGGGCCCTCCTGGCGCCCTATCACATCGTATATGGAGACATCATGTCCCAACGTGTTGAAGTTGACTTTGCACCAGTCTCGCGCAAGAAAGCGGCAGAACTGGTCGTTCACCACCTCGCAATAGCAGCGGGCCTGTTCCAGGCACTGGAAGATGATACCGAGATGGAAACGCTCGGACCAATCATCGAAAAACAGTTTCAAGGCTGGTGCATCGAGGGCGCAGCTGCCCGGGCCTTCGTTGTCAGTCTCAATAACTCCTACTCGGCGCTCAGAAAGGAGCGGGGCGAATGACTGAGCAGAAGTTCCCCTATACTGTGGCTTACGGGCTGAGCCGCATATTCCGTGTCCGGCACATGGACATCAAGTCCTATCACGTTGAACAGAAGGTCACACGAGCAACGACAGACGAGTGGAAGCTGCTTGCCGTCAGCAATCATTTCGATGCCACTGAAGCTTTGGGGGTTATGCATGAAGCCCAAATGTCGTATGCTGTAGAGTTGAGAGCACGGCAACAAATGGCAAGGAGCATGGCCAATGGACCTCATGGTTGACATCGAAACCCTGGACACGAAGCCCGGAGGGGTTATCCTCTCGATCGGGGCTCTGTTCTTCGACCGCAAGACTGGCCTGTGCCCTGGTGAGGGCATGTTCCACGTGGAGCTGAACATAGAGAACCAGGCTCTCTGGGGCGGCACCGTTTCGGCGGACACCATGGACTGGTGGATGCGCACGGACCCTGAGCACATCGAGCGGGTCATGAGCGATGAATACCAGGCCACCAATACGGTCTCGGTGCAGGTCGCCCTGACGCAGCTCAACGAGTTCTGCTCCAAGCACTATCTGTCCAGCCAAGAATTCAACCTCGAAGGTGTCTGGTCCCAGGGCGATATGGACCAGCAGATGATCGCCGCCCTCTACCGGAAGGCCTCGCTCAACCTCCCCGATTTCAAGGCTGACCTGCCGTGGCCCTTCTGGCGGTTCCGGGACACGCGCACTGCCTACGACCTCGCCAATTTCGACCCGAAAACCGTTGAGCGCACCGGCCGTCACCATCATGCCCTTGACGACTGCTTTCACCAGACCAAATGCCTGCTGGCCGCCATCAGTAACATCAATTCCTCGTCTGCAGAAACCAGGCACGGCTCTCCGATAGAAGGCTGACACAATATGACCTTCAGACCGCTGCTTGCATACACCGTCAAGGACGCAGACAAGCTTACCTATCCTCAGCTGGCCTCGCCAAAACTGGACGGTATCCGCTGTTTGATACGGGATGATATTCCCGTATCACGCGCCCTCAAGCCCATTCCCAATCGGTTCATTCAGGACCAGCTCCACTGCTACCCGGATTTTGATGGAGAACTTCTGGTCGGCGACCCGGTGGACCCCGCGGCCTTCAACAGGTCGACCAGCGGGATCATGTCGCGTGACGGGGAGCCTGATTTCACCTATTGGGTCTTCGATTATATCCATGAGCTGACCCTGCATGAACCTTTCGAAGCTAGGCTGAAGATGATCGACGAAGTGCTGGCTGACGGCACTAAGTGGCCCCGAGCTAAGTTGGTGCCGCACACCCGCGTTGATAGCCCTAAAGAGCTGATGGATTTGGAAGCGCATTATGTTGGACTTGGCTACGAGGGCATAATGGTCCGTAGTCCGCATGGCCCCTACAAATTTGGGCGGTCGACAGCAAACCAGCAATTGCTTGGAAAAGTGAAGCGGTTCTCCGATACTGAGGGAACCATCGTCGGCTTTGAAGAACTCATGCATAATGAAAATAAGGCGGAAACCAATGAACTTGGTTACACGGAGCGTTCCACGGCGCTGTCCGGACAAGTTCCTGGAAATACGCTTGGGGCGCTGATTGTTTCTCATCCGGACTGGGAAGAAACATTTGGAATTGGAACGGGGTTTACAGCAGATGAAAGGTTTACGCTATGGCAAAACCGCGGCATACTGAAAGGACAGAGCGTGAAGTTCAAACACCAGCCAAGCGGAGCAAAAGACAAGCCCCGCTTTCCGGTGTATCTGGGTCTTCGAAAGGACTGAATATGCAAAAGCTGTTCAAAATCAAGCCCATCAAGCTGTCGTCGACGATCTATTCCGAATTGCAGGAAAACCTGCAGGAAGCTCGGAAGATGGACGACTGGCACTGGTATGGCGACCTGTGCATCGAGGCGCATGCCGCTCTTGTTGACGCCGGCGTGCTGGAGGAAAGAATGCCGATCAGCGTCACCCGCTTTCCGACACTGCTTCAGCACTGCCACCTTGACGCCCAGGTCTCCGAGGAGGAGAAGGAAAGCTGATGCACATTCTTCCCGGGAGCCCGGTGGCACAGTATATTATTGCGGTCGAACTGGACGGCAAACCGGTCAACGCCACCTATATTGACATGGAAACCGGCCGGGTTCAATACTGGCGCGCCGGCGAACAGGTCGAGGCGCACGGAGAGGTCAAAGTGCTTCTCCAGGCCAAGCAGAAAACCGAGACCCTGGACCCGGCCATGGCGGTCGAGCTGGATCGTCTCCTGGAAGAAACCAAGCAAACGCTTGCATTGATGTCGCCTGAGGAGAGGAGCAAATACTATGTCCAATACAAGGATTACCTTGTCAAGGCCGCCAAGCTGCCAAAGCCCTAGCGCCGCTTTGCGCTACGACCGCTGGGCTGATCGTGGTCGGTATATCGATCTGGAGTATGACGACCTTGCATTCCAGTGGTCTCCTCTGGTTCGCGACGGCATGATTTGGGTGCCCTCGATGGTTCTGTGGTATTTCACCTTCATTTGCCCGGCATACGACCTGGTGATTGCCCTGTTTAACTAGGAGTTTACCCTTGGCTTTCCACGCTAAGCTTTCCGCCTCCAGTGCCAAACAGTGGATTAACTGTCCCAAGTCCATCGCCATGGAGGCTCTTAACCCAAATCCTCGTGGCTCATCTATTTTTGCCATGGAGGGCACCGCGGCGCATCTCCTGTGTGAGCTCTACACCAGGGAGGGCATTCGCCCCGAGGAGTTTCTGGGGGATACCATCGTGATTTGGAACGATGACGCTTACCTGGAGAAAGACCTCGCCGAAGCCAAGCGTCGCGTTATCGCGGGCGAAGATGTGTCTCGCCGTCCCAAAAACCCGGATGCGCCCATTGAGGCGGAATTCCTTGTCGACCAGGACATGGTTGATGCCGTGGAGTATTTCGTGGCCGCAGTGGAAGCTGCTCGCGCCCGTCTTGATCCCCGAGGACGCGAAGAGCGCTCTGAACAATGGCTTGGTGAACTTGAGAAAGTTCATCCGCTGCTCGGCGGCACCGCGGACTATATTGGCGTGGAAACTTTCGGTTGGGCAGAGCTGATCGATTACAAGCACGGAAGGGGCGTGCTCGTCGAGGTGTGGGACAATTACCAGCTCAAAATTTATGGATTGGGCGTTTTGCTGGAGTTCCCGGACTGCGAAGGGGTGCGCATGACCATCGTGCAGCCGCGCAAGGAACACGAAGACGGCCCCATTCGTTCGATCGAGTATACCCGCCAAGAGCTGATGGATTTCAAGGACGAGGTCCTCGTGCCGGCGGCCGAAGCAACCCAATCTGCGAATGCTGAGCTGAGGGCTGGCGATTGGTGCACCTTTTGTGATGCCAAAGCCTATATTGATGAAGACGGGGTATTCCGCGAATGCCCTGCCCTCGTTGAGGCCATGCAAGAAAGCGCCCAGTTTGATTTCTCCGACGACCCGCCGGAAGCAGGCCTCAGTGTGCCGACAAATGCCAATGACCTCGCAGAACGGGCGAAATGGCTCCCTGTCTTTGATAAATATGTAAAGGCTGTTGAGGGAGCAATCCAGCGAGAACTCCTTGCTGGTCGGCCTGTCGCGGGCAAGAAGCTTGTGCGAAAGCGGGCCAACCGGACCTTCGGGGTCTACATCGAGGAAATTGATGAACTGACGGACCAGGAAGACAGCTACTGGGAAACCATGAGTGAGGACGACGTAATTGCCATTATGGAGAGCGAGCTGGGTCTTCCTCGCGAGAAGTGTTTCATGCCTGGCAAGCTGAAGTCCCCCGCGCAGTTCGAGAAGATGGGCAAAGAGGTCAAGAAGCTCATTAGCGAGATGGCCTACAAACCGGAGGGCGGCTTGACTGTGGCGGATGAAGACGATCCACGTCCGGCCGTCGAGGTGGCTGTCGGCGGAGCCACGGATTTCCCGGATGATTTGGGAGATAACTGATGGGCAAGCGCGCCGTAGTTCTATTCATTGGAGACACTCCGTATTACTTGACGGGTTTCCGCGATAGCAATACTCATATGCGCGGAATGGTGGAGAACGGCGGCTGGTCTCTTTACATTGTGAAGGATAGCAAGTCTAGTTGGCAAGCGTTCGCCGCGACCTCCCGGGGTCAATGCGTAGAAGCCAACCGCGTTGGCGAGCCCTTCAATCCCGCGACCGTTTGCTGGGTTGATATTCCCGTGACTTTGCTGGCAGATTACATTACTGTCATCAACTGGGCCAAACAACGAAAGGAGATTGCCCATGTTCCAAGTTAAGCATCTGAGCTTCCGCCGGGAGGAAGAACGCAATGTGGACTGACGTCTTGTCAATCCTCGGAACGGTGGCCATCTTCGCGATTGCAGGATGGGCACTTCTCAACGATCATGAGGACGTCCCTTGACCGACCAGCAAGACCCAGCCGAACTCCTAGCCCTGGCGAAAGTGGTTCAGGCTGAAGTAAACAGGGCTTGCCCGGACATGGACCCGCTCAAAATGCGAGCGGTTGCCCTGCTGGTCGGTGAGGCCTATCTTCAGACAGCGGCGCTGGAAAAGATCGTCAACGATTATTACCGGCGCCCGCCAACTAAATAAACATTTCCCCGTTGAGTATTATCGGGATAATGTAATCGAGCGGCGCATACTGTGCCGCTACATAACAGCCATCCCACAAAGTTTTGGGATATTCAGAAGTCAAGGAGACAAAGATGGCTGAGAGAATGAAAGTGGTGACCCCGCCTTTCCGTGTGAGCTTCCCCTCGGTTTTTGAGGCATCATCCTACCAGGGTGGTGATCCGAAATACTCGGTGGTGATGCTCTTCTACCCCGAAAAATTTACCGACGCCGACAAGAAAGCCTGGAAAGCCATGCAGGGGATCGCCGACGCCGCGTCCAAGGACAAGTTCAAAAAGCTCATCAAGGACTTGCCGGCCAACTTCAAGCGTCCGATCCGCGATGGCGCTGAAAAGGCGCATCTTGAAGGCTACGGTGAGGGGTGCATGTTTGCCACGGCCTCGTCGAAACAGCGCCCCGGTCTTGTTGACCGCAACAAGCAGCCCATCCTCAGCGAGGAAGACTTCTATCCCGGCTGCTGGGCGCGAGCCACGATCACGGCCTACGGCTATGACAATGTGGGCAAAGGCGTGGCTTTCGGCCTGCACAACCTGCAGAAGCTCGGAGACGATGAAAACTTCACCGGCCGCGTCGCAGCTGAGGAAGATTTTGACGACGACGCGGACCAGGTCTGGGCCGGCGCCGACATTGCTCCCTCGGAGGACGAAGACCCGCTGGGTTAAGTCTGGACTTCAATCCGACCCAACCAAGCTGAAAAAGCCAGCGGTTTTTTCCGGAGCTACCGGGAAAAGTAAGATTGGTTTACGCGGCGCTTCGGCGTCGCGTATACTGAAAAGGCGTTTTTAGACGACCTACCGGACCAGCCTCCATAAGCCCGGGTCGATGTGTTAACAGGGAAGGGCCTTTCTAGTGCTTAGAAAGCACGGCTCCTCCGGCAGGTCTTCTAAGAGCGCATTGAATTTCCCGATTGGGCAATAGCGCTCGGGGGGCCTGGTGTTATGGACGTGGTGCACCAGGTCCCCTTTTTTATCGGGGAGAGTCATGAGACATAAGGGAGTAACCTTAGATTTTGAAACGCGGAGCGTCTGTGACCTTTTGAAGGCCGGGGCATACGCTTACTCGACGCACCCCACAACCACGGTTATGTGCGCCTGCTGGTCATTCGACGAAGAGCCCATTGACGGGCCTGTTCATGAATGGCAAGCGGGGTACCCCCATCTCGGCATCGACCAAAGTGATTTTCCACAGGAACTGGCCGATCATATTGCTGCCGGCGGTCTAGTAGAAGCCCATAATGCGTTCTTTGAATGGTGCATCTATAATAACGTGTGGCGCAAGATGCTACCGGAGCTGCCTCCGCTGTCCCTCGATCAAATACGCTGCTCTGCAGCCAAAGCGGCAGCATTTGCTCTGCCTCGTGCTCTTGACAAAGCCATCGAAGCTCTCGGTCTTCCGCATAAGAAGGATATGGCAGGCTCGGCCAATATGAAAAAGCTCTCAAAGCCCCGCAAGCCGACGGCAGCGGAAAAGAAAGCTTTGAAGGCTGAAGGCAGGGACCCGGACAATATGATCTTCTGGGTCGAAGACCGAGATTTGATCCTGAGAAACACCAAGTATTGTGCCCAGGACGTCAGAGCCGAACGAGGGCTGTCGTCTGTCCTGCGAGACCTGACGCCGAGGGAATTTGAGTTTTGGCAGATGGACCTGCGGATGAACCTCCGTGGCATTTCGTGTGACATTGAGCTGGTGCATATTGCCATCGAGCTAGCCGAGGCTGAGCAGTCCCGCTTGAATAGTGAGCTTTATGATCTGACGGACGGATATGTTCAAAAGACCACAGGGCGAATTAAGTTCAAGAAATGGATGGCTGATAACGGCTCGCCTATTCCAAACACTCAGGGTGCTACGCTGGACCTCTTGCTTGGTCTAGACCCGGAAGACGATGAAGCGGTCGCAGAGTTAAGGCGAGAACTTCAAGGAATTACTTTGAACGACAAGACCCGTAGGGCATGTGAGATTGTGCGGGACGGCAACAGATCGTCCCTTGCCAAATATAAGCAGATGCTCATTCAGCTTTCTGAGGGCAATCGTCTGCGGGACATGATGCTCTACTGCGGAGCTTCAAGAACCGGCCGGTGGTCTGGTTGTGGCACTCAGCCCCATAACTTTATCCGTGGATATTCGGATATTATGGAGGAAGTCTGCCAAGATATTTTGACGGCCGACCCGGAATTGCTACAGCTCCTTTACGGTGCATCGGTTCTAGAAATCTTGTCCAAAGCTACCCGGGGCGCCCTAATTGCGTCAAAGGGTAAGAAACTCGTAGTGGCAGACTTTGCCGCGATTGAAGCCCGTGTGTTACTCTGGCTGGCGGAAGCAGATGAAGCGCTCCAAGTATTCTATCGCGGAGAAGATATTTACTTGGATATGGCTTCGTCTATTTTTAAATACCCCTGTACCAATAAAGACGATTTCCCGTTTGAACGCAGGGTTGGCAAGGCGGCAATCCTCGGTCTAGGCTATCAAATGGGCTGGGAAAAATTTGAAGAAGAATGTCGGAATAAGAATGGCATCACGGATCAAGAGCCCAAATTCTTTAAGGACGTTGTCAGAGTTTATAGGGAAGAACGCTTTCCTGAAGTCAAGTCTTTCTGGTATGAGATGAACGAAGCTGCCATCGAGGCAGTCAAGCGTTATGACCCTAAGAAAAATGTAAAAGGCCCCCGGATTACCGTTCGCAGGATTACCTGGTTTATGTGGGGTCAGTTCTTGCATATGGAATTGCCTTCTGGCCGTCTGCTTTCCTACTTCCGCCCGATCGTCAAAGTTCGCAAGACCCTCATGTTTCCGGCCGTCAACGAGCGCGGGCATGAGTGCTCTGTGATGGTGTCAGGGCCGGCAAATATGACAGTCCAGCAAGGGCGTCGCCGAGCCATAACAATCGCGAAGACTGCAGGCAAGAAGCTCATACCCAATGGTGAGCCGAAAGAGTTCCAGAACGAGACGCTTACCTTCATGCATGAAAATTCCAAGACGCGAAAGTGGGAACGCAAAGAAACCTACGGCGGCGAGCTGGTTGAGAACGCGACTCAGGCAACCGCCCGGGACTTGATGGCCGAGGCAATGTGGCGCGTCGACCAGCATCCGGACTACGACCTGCTCCTGTCGGTTCACGATGAAGAAATTGCAGAGATAGACGAGGATAAAATCCATGACGGCACCCTCAAAGAGTTTGAGGCACTGATGGAAGAGCTGCCGGCGTGGGCCGAAGGTTGTCCTGTTGAGGCTGAAGGCTGGATTGGCTTCAGATATAGGAAGTAGAGATGACAATAGCTTACCTTAAATCTGGAGCGGCGCATTGGCCACTGGTTGATCCGACTAAACCCCGATGGCGTCACCAGATCGAAGAGCTTGAGGAGCACGGGCTCAAAAAGGCTCGTGGCCTACTGTGGGGAATGCGGACTGGTAAGAGCCGCGTTATAGTTGACAGCGCTTGTGCTTTGCGTTCAGGCAACCAAATACGGGGTGGCCTGGTTCTTGCGCCTAACGGCGTGCACATAAACTGGGTACTAAAACAGATACCATTCCATTCTTGGCCTGGTATGTCCTGGTCGGCGGAATACTGGTCTTCCAACTATGCGCGTGAACGCCCGAATGAGTGGCAAGCCAAATTTGATGCCCTACTCCGCTCTAATGCGGATATGCGCTGGTTTACCGTTAACTCCGAAAGCCTCGTCATGCCTAAAGTCAAGAAAGCTATCAGTGACTTTCTGGATAGTGTGCATGGAGAGGTTATTGCAATTGCTGATGAGAGCGTCGACTTTCGGACACCGGGATCTAAGCGGACGAAAGCGGCCCGAGGGCTGTTCAAAAAGCTGCCTTACCGTCGTATACTGGACGGCACCGCCCTCATGAACAGCCCCTTGCATGCATTCAGTCAGTTCGAGCTGCTGGAACCCGGAGCCCTCGGTTTCAAAACCTTTTCCGAGTTCAAGGACTACCATTCAGTCTGGAAACAGCAAAGGACTAAAAGTGGCCGATATTATCCTGCTCTTGACCATTATCGCAATTTGGAAACTTTACGAGAAAATATTGCAGATTATGCGACTGTAGTTCTCCGCGAGGACTGCGATGATATGCCGGAGCTTCTGCCGATTGAGGTGGTGGTGGAGATGTCCCAACCTCAGAAAGACGCCTACCTCGAGCTACTGGAGAAATACCTCCTCGAATTTGAGAACGGAGCCGAAATTGACGCGCTTGAAGGTGGCAAGCGGGCTATCAAGTTCCATCAGATTGTTTCCGGTTTCGCTATCGATGACTTTGGGGAGGTTCAGAGTATCGATGACGATCCACCTATCCTACAAGAGCTCAGAAGACAGGTAAGCGACACCCCTAAATATATTGTGTGGTGCCGCTTCCGAGAGGATATTAGGCGAGTTTGCATTGCTCTGCGCGGAATGGGACATAAGATCGTCGAGTATCACGGAGGCGTTCCACAAAGCGTTCGGGCATCCAATGTCGACCAGTTCAATAATGACCCTGATACAGTTGGTTTCGTCGGTCAGCCCCAAGCTGGCGGCCGAGGACTTGAACTTCCTTGTGATACCATTGTCTGGTATTCCAGCACTTATGACGCAATTGTCCGCAATCAGGCAAACGAGCGGGGAACAGTTATGGGAGGCCGTTCCGTTGCCATTGTCACGCTGGCCACACCAGGAACCGTGCACGATGACATCGTTGCGTCCGCGGAGGGAAAAGTGCGCACTGCTGACTGGGTTTCTGGACGCGGGCTGCGCGACAAAATGCGTGAGTGGAAGGCTAAACTTAGTACTGGTTAAATTGTTCAATATGCTGGCTTACGCACGCTGAGAAGAAGACTATTCTCAATTTTGTTCGCTGAAATCGAAACCAGGCCAAATAATGAGGAGCCCACCATGAACACCATTCTGACCTATTCGCTCGGTTCGCCGGCCGCTGCTGTCACCTTCGCCCCCGCTGATGCCACCTCCGGCTCGAACGGGAAGCCCACTGCGGCCGACGCCAAGCCGAAGCCGGCCGAAGCCAAGAAGTCAAAGGAGCCGAAAGAGCCGAAGCGCGGCATCGGCACCGTGGCAATGGAGGCTATTCTGAACGGTGCTTCCAACGAGGAAGCTCTGGCGGCGGTCCGCAAGGAATTCCCGGACGCCAACACTACAAAGGCGTCGATCAACTGGTATCGGAATAAGCTGCGTAAGGACACTGCAATCTGCACCGGCGGCGCCTGGAAGGGCAAGCCCGTTCCGAACGCCCGCGAGATGGCCAAGGCTGCCAAGGCCGCGCAGGAAGGCAAGGATGCCGACAAGGCGAAGGCCGGCGACAACAAGCCGACGGCCAGCGACGATCCGACCGCCTAACCAGTGGTACCCTCCGCTCACGGGGCAAGGCAGGTAGAGGGTCCGGACATCTGTCCGGGCCCTCTTTTTTACGGAAGCGCGTTCTGCAAACTTACCGGTTTTCATCTCTGCTATTTTGCTGTATTCTAGTGATATAATGTGAAACGGAGAACGCCATGTCTACTGAAGTTCTTGAAGCTCCGGCTCCACTCGAAATCAACGGGGTTTTCTACCAAAACGTCTATTACCAGCCTATGGGAAAAGGCATGGGGGGAGACCGCAAGGGCCTCTATGAAATCAAAGACCCGCCAAACACCGGCTGGTCGCGTGCCCTGGTTATCTGGCCTGAGGACGACGCGGAAACCCGGGCTACAAGTTCCCGCAAAAAGAAGGCGGCCAAGCGGGTTACGGTTTTCTGTCCCTATACTCTACAAGCATATCAGGTGCGGTTCACCGCCCGCGAAGTCTCGGGTCAAAAGGCGTATCGCTTTACCCCCGAACTGATTGACCGGCTTGCAGCTCTCATTGACCGCAACTGGAAAATGTATTCGAATTTTGGGTTCCATCGCGCTTATGATGTTGCAGCCCTGGTTTTGACACGACTGGGCAAGCCGGTTCCCAGCTATATGCGGCCGGCAGACAAAAACTTGGAGTTTACGGAGACTGAGGTTCCCAATCGCAAAGGTAAGCCAGTTGCGGAGTCTCTGCTTCGACCAGTAAATCCCTCTAGCAAGCGAGGACAGGTTTGTGCCTTCTTTATGAAGAACGGCTCCGGCTCCTTGCGCGAGGCAATGGCCGTCTTCGATATGTCCCGCTCGGGCGTCCTAACGCATCTCCACGGCCTGCACAAATATCATGGCTTGGGCTACGTCCTTCAGGGCGATATGGCTACCGTCATGTTGCCGCCGGGGTGCACTGACCCGATGGCTGACGGTGCGCAAGCCGCGGAGCACGCCAAAATTGTGGAAGCCGCCGCGGTCAAAAAAGCGGGCAAACCGTGCAAGCCTACTGTGACAGCGCTGCCAGGGAAAGGCAAGCGTCGGGAAGTTGCCCTTGCTATGGTCGAGGAAGCCGCCATTGAGGACGTTGCCAAAAAGGTCGGCTGCACTGTTAACTCCGTTCGGTCACACCTTCACGACCTGCATACAAAACACGGGTTCGGTTATGAGTTGTCTCCGGACAAGTCACGTGGTAAGCTGATCGTGCCGGAGGGGTGGACACCGGATTATGATCCCGACAACCTTGACCCACTAGCCTGAGGAGCAATCATGGAACTCAAGTCACCTGCAACGTGGATAGAGAAGTTCTTGGCACTTGTCCACCAGTTCAATGCTGACATCATCGGTCTGCCAATTCCTGAGGAGCCTACGCGTCTTGACGTTGAGCGCAAGAAATGGGCGTTTGCGGCCCTCGACGAAGAGCTGCAGGAGTTCCTTTCGGCTGAAACTCTGGAAGACGAAGTGGATGCCCTTCTTGATTTGGCCTATTTTGCTCTCGGCCGTGTCATCGAAATGGGCGTTGTGCCCGGAGCCGCGTTCGAGGAAGTCCATGCCGCCAATATGACCAAGCGCCGGGGCAAGCTTTCCAAGCGGAAATACTCCAAAGGCTTCGACGCCGTAAAACCTGAGGGATGGACGCCTCCGAACCTGCTTCCGTATCTGGCTCTGGATCGCCGACAAGTGCTTGCGGCATATGAGGCAGCACTGTCTGAGCAAGAGGCTGCCGAAGTCGCACAGATGCCTGAGAACGAGCCGGGGAACAATAGAAAGCCGAAGTTGCTCGTGCTCGGTCACGCTCGGCACGGCAAAGACACCGTGGCCGAAATCCTCCAGCAGGAATACGGCTTTACCTTTACGTCCTCCTCTCTTTTCTGTGCCGAGAAGGTGATTTGGCCGGCGGTCCACAATCACGGCGATGCTCTTGATCGTCATGAAAAAGCCGGATGCCCGGGCATGTCCACGGACGACCTTCACAATGAGCTGAAGATGATGCGTGAACGGGCCTATGACGATTATGAGGCTTGCTTTAAAGATCGGGGTAACTTCCGCACGGCCTGGTTCTCCCTGATTGCCGCGTATTGCTACCCGGAAAAAGAACGCCTTGCACGGGAAATCTTCGATGCTGGCAATGATGTCTATGTGGGCATTCGCAATAGACGAGAATACTACGCGGTTGTCAATTCTGGTATTGTTGACGGCGTGATTTGGGTAGACGCCAGTGATCGCGTCAAGCCCGAAAGCTTTGGGTCCTGCACAGTCGAGCCGTGGATGTCCAACTGGATCATTGACAACAATGGAACCGTCGAAGAGCTGCACCACAATGTGCACCAACTCATGTCTTATCTTGGCTTTGAAAGGAATGAAGTATGATTACCATGATCTATGGCCCGCAGGCCAGTGGCAAAACCCGCAACAAAGAAGCCCTGGCTCGCCAGTATGCCCATACGAACATTATCGACGGCGTGACGAGACAGCGCCGGTCTCGTAAGTTCTATGACGACAGCGGGCGGACGCATACCGAAGTCCCGGCGGATGCACTGCTCCTCACTACCATGAGCCGGCAGCAGTGCTTGTCATTCCTGGCTAAGCATGAAATCACCAATGCCACCGTCGTGTCGATCGACGAAGCTTTGGCGGAACTGGAGGCCAACGCATGAATACCCGGTCCTTTCATGAGGTCTACTATGACCTCCTCACTGATTTGCTTCATCGCGGGGTGACCGAAACCAACGCTCGAACGAAGACCCAAATCAAGATGCTCCAGGGTGCCTTTTCGTTCAAGCTGGACCTCAGCAACGGCAAGCTACCGATTGCAGGTAACCGGCGCTACTTCCCGCACGTTTCTGCGGCCGAGGTTGCCTGGCAGTTCATGGGCACGCGCGATCCGTCCTTCATTCTGAAGCATGCACCGAAGCTCTGGTCGAAGTTCGTGGAGACTGAGACCGTCGAGGAGGAGGACCGCGGCAACGGGATGCGCCCCGTCGAAAAGCAGGTGCTCAAGACTGCCTACGGCTGGCGCTGGCGTGAAGCATTTGGCCGGGATCAGCTGGCTCTTGCCGTCAAGGAGCTGCGAGACAACCCGACAAACCGCCAGCTCTGGGTTCAGGCATGGGACCCGCGCAGCGACGGCCTTGGCGGCCCGCAGCCAAAAAACATTCCCTGTCCCATTGGCTTCTCTGTCTCGCGCTTCCAAAACGACATCCATATGAGCGTGTTCGTCCGTTCCAGTGACGTGTTCGTCGGCCTTCCCTATGACGTCATGGCTTATGGCTTGACGCTGGATGCAATCGCTGCTTCGGTGGGGTGTCGACCAGCAACGTTGCACTTTACCCTTGCCCATCCGCATCTCTACGAGCCGCACTGGAATATGGCTCGGGCGTGCACGTTGGCCAACTGGAGCGCCGGTGAATGGCGTGAGCAGAAAGAGCTCGCTGGCGCCTCGACTTCGTGGGCCAACGATGCGCAGCCCGCGCTCCCGTGCTGGGGCATTGACGACATTCTCAGGGCCCCTGACAATTATGTCAGCGTCATGAAGAACTTGGCGGGGCGCACGCGGCAGAACTCCTGGAACCCTCTGCCGGTCGTTGTGGAGTAGAACACGGCTTATGGGGAAGCTAAATGGACACATCTGGAAATAATACCTCTCACTGGGACGCAAGGTTCATGGAGCTGGCTCTTGTTGCGCGGTCTTGGACCAAGGGCTTAGGCGCTGGCGTGGATCGCGGCGTCGGGGCCTGCATCGTCTCTCCGAGCCGTCACCAGTTCTCCCTCGGCTACGCAGGTTTCCCGCGTGGCCTCCAGGACGAGGCTGCGCGGCTGCAGGAGCCCGAATACCGTATGTATCACACCGTCCATGCGGAGCTTAACGCCATTCTCAATGCCCGCTGCTCGGTGGAAGGCTGGACAATCTATGTTACAGAAGCCCCGTGTCACGATTGCGCCAATGCCATTGTGCAGGCCGGTATCAAACGAGCGGTAACCGGAGCACCCCGGCAGGACTCCAGTTGGTATCGCTCTCAACTTGAAGGCCGTGAGACCATGCGGGAAGCAGGCCTCATCGTCGATACTTGGGAGAAGCCCCTATGAAACTCATCATGGCGGTCAGCAAAGACGGGTTTGTAGCCCGTGGGTCCGACGATGATATGACTTGGACTGGACCGATCGACAAGGCGGTATTCAAACTGCTGACAAGCACTAGCGACGTTCTTGCCGTATCGGCCAAGACCTTGCAGTATATGCCGAATACGCTCCCCGGGCGCGGCAAGCTCTATGCCCTGTCGACCGATCCGCGGCGCGGGATCGCTCTGGAAGACTTTGCGGGCATGTTCCCCGACGCTTGGTTGCTGGGCGGTCAAGAGCTGGGCCTGTATGCAATGAAAAACGGGTTCGTGAGCAAAGCCTACATTTGCCGGGTCCTCGACAAGGAGCTGGGTATTGGCAATCCCAACGCGATCGACGATCAACTGACGGGTTATCTTGCCCGCCGGCGCTACTCCAAGGGCCGCGGCTCTTGGTGGGACGAAGCGCTGCGGGTGAAGATCGATCAGTCGCTGGTCGAAGTTTGGGAACGCGGGAGCGCCGTTGCAGATGACGTCTAAGACCGCCGAGAAAAACCTGTGGTATCGAATGCGGGAGGCTATGAAGGTCTTTCGCGCCGACGTTCATTACACCCGCATTGAAAACTCTATTTCGGACGGCTTTCCCGACGTAGAAGTTAGCCTTATGTGGGAAAAGGTCAATTACTCTGCAACGTTTGAGTTGAAGACCACGCATCGACCAGCGCATCTTGGAACCAACGTGGACGCTTCCCATATTCGCATGGGTCAAATCCGCTGGCTAAAGAAGCGGTGGGCAGTCCGGGGTTCCGCCTGGATACTGATCCAGGTAGGATCAAAGAGAGACCTCGCTTGTTACCTGATCCCAGGCTATCTTGCCGAGGAAGCGCAACAGGGCAAACCGGAGAGCTGGTATATCGCCAACTCTGTCTGTGACCCAAATGACCCACTGGACCGCATCGTGCGGATTGGCTGCACGTGGAGATGGCTGGATGAAAATTGAAACCGCTATTGCAGGAGCCTCGTTTCGTGAAGAAGGGGTTGATATTGTTTTCGCGCTGAAAGTGGGGCAACGCTTTCGCTTGGAAGCTGAGCCGTCTAACCCATATGACCCAAATGCGGTTAAAGTATTGGTGGATGATTTCGTTTACGGGCGGAGAAAACCACGGACTTACCATCTCGGCTATGTTCCGCGTAAGTGGTCCGGCACCGTAGCTGCAGCCCTCAGAAATACCCGACTCCATGTCTGGGCGGTCAAGGAGAACGATTTGTGGGGAACATTTTCCGTTATTTGGGAAGATGCCTCTAAAGACCCACTGGCCTAACCGGAACAATGCCAAAAGGTTGTGGAAATAGAGGTTGACGTGACAAACAATCAGTCGTAAGATACAAAGACAGTAAGTAGAAAGGAGCTACTACCATGTCCATGTACCTTAGCTGCACTGTTCCCGTCAAAAAATCTCTTGACGGTTATACTACCATTTTGGAAGCTACGCCGGAAGTGCTTAGCCGTCTTATTACCTCCTGTGCCAAAGACGGCAGCAAAGCAAGCGAGGACGCCGTGCTTATGCTGTTCATAAACGGGGCTGAACAAATCGGGAAAAACGGCGTGCGCTGGCAGCGCGTTCAAAAGCCTCTCAACTTCGCGCCCTGTCCCACGCACTGTGACATCACTGGTGAACCCCTCGGTTCGATCATGTATGACGGCAAGACCATTCACGGGTCTTGGGCCTGCATGAGCGAACGCGGGTGGGAGCGAGAAGGGTGCGGCCGGGTAGGACCTGGTTTCGCTCAGAAATACCGTCGCAACGAAGAAGGCCAGTTCTACTTGTCTGAGGGCATGATTTCCAAGCCGAAGCCGTATCGGGTTGCCGCATGACCCGCATCAACTGTATACCTCCTTCCGAGCTAACTGGGCCGCACCTTGTAGCCGAGTATCGGGAGCTCCCGCGTATTTTTGGCATGGTGCGCAAGATAGTGGAGCGCGGGATAACTGATCCCGCGCTTTGCACCATTCCGTCGGCGTATTGCATGGGCACTGGTCATATGAAGTTCTTCACGGACAAGCTTGGCTATCTTGTCAAGCGCCAAAAAGCCCTAATCGCCGAAATGCAGGCGCGAGGCTATCAGCCCAGCCACCTCAATCCGGACAGTCTGCTGGCCGGCATCCCTGAAGCCTTTCATGGCAACTGGGAACCGGACGCCGCTGCAATTGCCATATCCCGAGCACGTATTAAGGAGCGATTAAATGGCTAACGGCCGTCTATCCCCAAGTGAAGAGGCTACTCAAACTGCACGGGTTACCACCTACAAGGTTCTGTGCGGGATTGTGAAGCTTTACGGAGAGGCAACTTTGCCGGAAATCCGCGCCAAATACAAATCTGTGGCTCGACCTTGGAACCTACCCATTCAGTGGGTCTCAGAAGAGAGTGCCCGGGCTTATCTTAACCAGGGCGTGAAAAATGGCCTTCTGCGCTACGAGCGCCGGCAGCGCGGGAAGGTTACTACCCGGCGCATCCATGGAATGGCTGACGGATCGGGATATTATATCTGGATCGGAGACGAGGAAAACAGCGGTTGACCTCGCTGCTCAATTCTGCTATATTATAATTGCGAAGATGAAAAGGAGAAAGCCATGTCCACACAGAAGAAACCGGCAACCACCTTCTATGCCTCGTCGACCCATGAGACAACTGAGCTTGCATGGAAGCTGAAGCGCCTGAACGAAACTCACGAGATGCATCAACGCAAGCTGCGCGAGGAATTCTATCAGAAGTCCAAAGCCATCACCGATAAACTCCAAGCGGAGCAGACGGCAATGTTTGAGGAGCTCCGCCAAGCGATGAACATCCCGGATGAAGACTGGGGCGACGGCGGTGCTTGGGCATTGAACATTGAAAATCTCCTTGACGGCACTGTTGCTCTGGTCCACAATCAAGACTTGACCCGCGCCGCTTGCCAGTGTCCGATCTGTATTCTCCGCCGCGCCATCGTCGACCAGCTGGTCGGTGACAGCAGTGACGAATCTCCCGTGCTCCACTGAGGTTTGCTATGGGCCACAGAATTAATGAAACCTACCATCTAAGCCGCGAAGACGCAGAGGCCGCTCAGAAGGATCGAGGCATCCCAGGCTATAGCGAGACCTATCCCAGAGGCGTCTTTCCGTGCAAAGTCATCCATCCTGAGACCAAAGAAATAGTTGACGGCTGGAAATCGGTGACAGAAACCTATTACGGATAGCTTTGAAAGCCGGCAGGTCGCACTGCCGGTTTTCCCGTTTAGCGACATGCGCTAGTTTAAAATTCTCCGTATAATATGAGGAAGCTCATGAAACATCCGGCAATTGCGAAACAGATTTGGGACAAGAAATACCGCTTCAAAGACTCCAAAGGCGAACCGCTGGACCACTCGGTTCACGACACCTGGGCGCGTATCGCCAATAGCCTTGCGTCTGTCGAAGACAACTCGAACGTCTTCTATGAAGCGTTCTACAAGGCCCTCGAAGACTACCAGTTCCTTCCCGCCGGTCGTATCATTGCAGGTGCCGGCACCGGCCGTCAGGTTACCTTGTTCAACTGCTACGTCATGGGCACTATTCCTGACAGCATGGACGGCATCTTTTCAATGCTCCGTGAGGCCGCTCTCACAATGCAGCAAGGCGGCGGGATCGGCTATGACTTCTCCACAATCCGCCCCAAAGGCGCCGAAGTAAAGGGCGTCGCCGCAGACGCCTCGGGACCTTTGACGTTCATGGACGTGTGGGACGCCATGTGCCGGACTGTCATGAGCGCAGGCGAACGTCGAGGCGCCATGATGGCGACCATGCGTTGCGATCACCCGGACATTGAGGAGTTCATCGAGGCCAAGCGAGACGCTTCCCGTCTTCGCATGTTCAACCTCTCCGTGCTGGTGACCGACGACTTCATGGAAGCTGTTCGCATGGGCGCAGAGTGGGATTTGTGGTTCAGGCACAAGGACGGCGAAGAGCGCATTTACAAGACGGTCAACGCTCGGGAGCTGTGGAACAAGATCATCCAAACAACCTACGATGTGGCCGAACCGGGGGTCATCTTCATCGACCGTATCAACCAGTTGAACAACTTGGGCTACTGCGAAACCATCTCTGCGACAAACCCCTGTGTCCCGGGTGATACCCCAATTCTTACCCTTGATGGATACCAGCCAATCCAAGACCTTATTGGCCAGGAAACGTCCGTCTGGAACGGCAAGAGCTGGGAGACTGTAACCCCGTTCAGCACCGGCTTCAATCCACTCGTGCGCGTTACTCTGTCCAATGGCCAAGAGCTTATCTGCACTCCGGCGCATGACTTCGTTTTGGAAGACGGAACCAAAGTGCCGGCGGACGAGCTTGTTGTGGGCCAAGCATTGCAGAAGGCTGAGCATGAAGGCTATCAGGGCTCGGGCTCTTTGGCAAACGCCTATAGCCAGGGCTTCTATTCTGGCGACGGCACCAAGAACGCCAAGAAGAGCTGGGTCTACTCGTCCAAATATGAAGTCATCCCGCGCCTATGCGGCTCGGTGGCCGAAAACGAGCACCCCGAACGCCGGTTCCGTGTTTGGAGCCACGGGACAATGTTGGCCAAAGATTATGTGCCTATGAATGAGTGCCTTGAAGACCGCATCGAATGGTTCACCGGCCTGCTTGACGCCAACGGGACTTTGGCCATAGCCTCCAATGGCGCACCAAGTCTTCAGCTCACGTCTATGGATGAAGAGTTCATGCGCCGGGTCCAGCTGTTTCTGACCGGCTTGGGCGTGCCTGCGCATCTGGGCGTTGAGCGGCATAAAGAAGCCAATTGGTCCAGCTCTCATACGGCGGCGCGTATTTCCATTTCAACGCCTGGGGTGCGCCGATTGCAGGAGCTGGGCTTGAAGCCCTCGCGCCTGAAACTCCCTGAAGGTTATCCGGTTCATAACCGGGCGCGCAAGCTTCGGGTCGTATCTGTGACAGACCTGGGGCGTAGCGAAGAGACCTTCTGTTTCACTTCCAAAGAAACGGGTATGGGAGTATTCAATGGCATTTTGACCGGGCAATGCGGGGAACAACCTCTGCCGCCGTATGGGGCATGTCTTCTGGGCTCCATTAATTTGTCGCGTCTTGTCCAAGCAGCATTCACCAAACAAGCCGAGCTGGATTTGGACCGCCTCGACCAGCTGGTTTCCACGGCTGTGCGGATGATGGACAACGTGATCGACGTTTCTCTATTCCCTGTGCCTCAGCAGAAAGAGGAAGCTCTCGCCAAGCGCCGTATCGGTCTTGGCGTGACTGGCCTCGCCGACGCTCTGGCTATGTGCCGTATCAAGTATGGCACTGCTGAGGCGGCAAGGCAGGTCGAGGAGTGGATGGAAGCCATTGCTCTGTCTGCCTATCAGGCGTCGATCGAACTGGCGAAGGAGAAAGGTGCTTTCCCGCTGTTCGACGCCGACGGCTTCCTGCGTAAGGGCTCATTTGCTGCGGAGCGCCTGCCGATCGAAATGCAGGATGATATTCGCCAATATGGCATTCGCAATGCTCTCCTGACTTCCATTGCACCGACTGGGACTATCAGCCTGTATGCCGGCAACGTGTCGTCAGGCATCGAGCCTATCTTTGCCTATGGCTACACCAGGAAGGTCCTTCAGGCCGATGGCAGCAAAGTTGAGGAGGAAGTCGTCGACTATGCCGTCGCTCTCTACCAGAGCATGTATCCAGGTGAAGAACTCCCCGACTACTTTACGACGGCTCAGGACCTCAAGCCCAGCGAGCATCTTCGTATGCAGGCGGCAGCGCAACGCTGGGTCGACAGTTCCATCTCGAAGACGATCAACGTTCCAGTGGACATTTCCTTTGAGGAGTTCCGCGACGTCTACGAGGTGGCCTATGAACAGGGCTGTAAAGGCTGCACGACTTACCGTCCCAATGACGTGACTGGATCGGTGCTGGAAGTGAAGACTGACAAGCCCGCGAAGATCAAAGCACCGGCCGACCGGCCAAAGCGTCTGGAAGGAGCCACCTACAAGCTCAAGTGGCCAAATGAGCCGCACGCTTTCTACATCACCTTTACGGACCAAGTGGACTCCTCTGGTCGTCGCCGACCCTTCGAGGTATTCATCAATTCCAAGAGCGTTGAGCACTACCAGTGGATTGTTGCCTTGACCCGCATGATCTCGGCAGTTTTCCGCCGGGGAGGCAATGTGGCTTTCGTGGCCCGGGAGCTCCAAGAAGTCTTCGATCCAAAGGGTGGTGCCTTTATGGGCGGGGCATACGTGCCTTCGCTTCTTGCGGCCATCGGCGGGATCGTAGCTGAGCACATGCAATCAATTGGCTACGGGGATATGAAGGGAGTCGCCCTTGCCGACCAGAAGCCTCCGATCGATCTTGAATGGACCCAAATTCCGCAGCACCAGTGCAAGGACTGCGGGTCCTACAACGTGAAGAAAGAAAGCGGCTGCGAGGTGTGCAAAGACTGCGGTTCAAGCAAGTGCGGCTAATTGCCGTGACCGAATAAGCCGAAGCCCGAGCGACTCCATAGTCCCTCGGGCTTCTGTGTCTTTCGGCAGCGCATTCGGAGCGTGTCAGCGGCATAACCGAGTAGTGCGTATTCACCGAGCAGCTTACAGATTTATCCAGGACGCGTGCCCTCGATCATGCGATATGTAAGAACGTCGGTCCGCTCGTTGACAATTTTGCCATCGCAGTCGTATTCGAGGGCCAAATAGACTTCTATACGGCCTGGGACCAAAATACGCTGAAGACTACCGTCAGGGCGAATGTCTGGCGGGATCATTTCAATACGAAGGCGAGTTGTCTCAGTCCCAATTTGGCGAGTAACTCCATTGCCATTACCAATGTGACGCCCGGTATACGTGATGCCCGTGGTGTCCGTGAATAATGGAAGCCAGCGCAATAGCCGGCAGTTAGCTCCCAAAGTCGTCCGCTGCACTACAAGGATCATGTAAATGTGTTCCCAGCGATAAACTGGTTCTTCAATATACGAAAGGCCGCGTGGTTGGCGAATTACTCGGTCTTCGCCAGTGACACGATCCACGGTTTTTTGCAGCTGGGCAATTTTATCTTGAAGCTCTTCCTGTGCCTCAATCACTGTTTTGAAGCCCTCGGCCATTGTGGCCGGCGTATTCCACACCGCGCGAGCATTATCCCACCAGGGAGTGAATATCGCAAGTATAAAAGCGCCCAGGACAAACAAGAAGGCACTTATAAGCCATTTAAGAGACTCGTCAAATACCAGGCGCTTTGCCCATTCCTTATCCTTGTCTGTCATTATACTAGCCAGCAGCGCCATTTTGATGAGTTCTTTTTTAAGTTTATACTTGACAGCTTCAGGTTGTATGCCAGCAATTAGGGCTACTTGGAGTTATTACCTAGAATAGCGTTTAGGGTTGCTTGGTGCTCTGTCACCAAGCCGGCGTGGCGGCTGCGGCAGTTAACGAGGTTTCGGCGATCGACCAGCCAGTAGTTCTCGACTTCCGACTGGCTCAGCTCACGGTTTGGCAGACGGACAGGACGAGGGCACGGCTGAAGAAGAGACGGGGCTGCGCGCTGGATATTTAGCTTGCTAATAGACGGAGTTGAGGCGCTGCACGCTCCCAGTGCCAAGGGCAGGGCGATCAGCATCAGGGTCTTCATGCGCTTGTCTCCTCAGTTCCTCAACTTCTTCGTTGAGTGCTTCCATTTCAGCAAGCCGTTGGCTTTCCAGTTTGTCTAGCTCTGCTTGCCGGCGCCTTAGTTCTGCGTTCAGCTTGTCGATGGCTTCCTGCTGAGCAGCGCGCTCAACCGATTTGCCGTCGGCACGACCTTTCAGGTATGCACCGCCCGTCAGCGTGCCGATAACCGCCAGAGCGGCTAGCAAAACATATATCCTATTCATCGAATATCTCTTGCGGGCGTTGCTGTGGCGGAATTTGGGGCTGGATTTGCTTTGCCCAGCTGTCCATTCCGAAGGCTGTCGCGGCAAAGCCGTAGACCCAAATTGCCAGTCCGGTTGCGAGGTCAACAAGAGCAGAAATATCGCGGTCATTTTGGGTGGTCGCAATGTAGACGATGCTCATGACCAGTATCCAGTGCAAGACCAGCTGCAGAGTGGCAAGTTCACGTTTGTAGGTTTTTGGCTTTGCCATCTCAGGCCTCGTTTTGACTGGCGACCTCTTGCGAAGTCATGAATGGCAAATTGATGGGCTCGCGAGGATAGGTGGACGGCCAGCGAAAGCTCTGCGGAGTGAACCTGGATTTGCTGATCGGAGACACTCGAATTTGGTTGGACTGGTTACCACCGAGACAGTAGTAACGGGTGCGATCCTGGCCGACCAGAAACGCCACGTGACCGCCGCCGTTGCGAGAAATGGAAATCACGCAACCATAGGTGGGCTCAGTGGGAACACCCCACTTTTGCCAGTTCAGAGCCCAATAAGGGTTGGCCGGAACCGGCTCGTTGGGTAGGGCTAAACGGATGGCAGTCTCAACGGCGTCCCCGCACCACGGGAACTTTGCTGGGTCTCCCAGAGCATGACCGTCCGAGGCCAGCCAGCGGCGAAGACCAGCGTTGTCGTAAACCTCGTGCATGTTCATCACTTTGCGGATTTCTTCCATCCAGGGAAGCTCCGTAATGCCGTGCTGGCTGCCGAAGTCAAGCTCGCCCTGGTGCAGCAGTTCCCAAGTCTTTGGACCAACATATTGGCGCGCACGAAGGCCCTTGCTGCGCTTAAACGCAATGATTGCCGAGGCTGTATGCGGGCCGTAGATGCCATCAATTGGCCCCGGGTCAAATCCGGCAGCCTCTAGCTGTGTCTGAATGGATCGGACTTCTGCAGACGTGAGGTCCGAGTTGTCTTGAGCGGTAAAAGGCATCCGGCTTCTCCTAGTCAAAAACGATATACAACGAGGTAACAACGCCTTGAGCCGGCCCTCCGGCGGTGTTGCAGATCATGTTGAGAGCGTCTCCCGCGGAAAAGGAAAGCGGGCTGCTTGAAAAATCGGTATATCCAGTTTCCACGCCCGAGCCGCTATAGTTGACTGCCACTTGGTAGCTGGTATTTTCCACTTTATTGACGGCAACCGATACGATACAGTTACCGCTGGCCCCAGCAGTGATAGACATGCCAGCCGCGACTATCTTTCCGGCTTGGGGCATTACCGCTCCGGCAGTGGTCATAGAGCCGTCGCCCATGGACATAAGGGCGCCTACGGACATATTGCCGTCTTCTTCCCCACATATAACAATTGCATGGCCGCTGAGCGGGCCGTTGCCAGTATTGAAGCCCTGAGGCATCGTGACTTCGGCGGTAGTCTCGTCAATCACCATAGCCGTAGTGAACGAGCTGCCCACTTTAATGGTAAAATCATCATTACCGAGGAGCCCAAGAAGCGCTTTGGTGGAGAAGCCCGTTTGGAACGTCATGCTGGCGTTATTGCCGCTCGCGCCCTTATTATATTTCATGTCAATACTGCCACCCGAATTGAGCAACAGATTGGTGCCGTAGAAAGCAAAGGCATTAGTAGCATCAGCCGAAGAGCCCCCGACGCCAAGGCCGTATTCATTGACCTCCAACTTTTGGCTGCCGTCAATCAGCACCTGGAACGTGCTGCCGGCGTCCACGTTGTTATAGTCAACAGAGATTTGGAAATTGACCCCGTTGGTCTGAATAAGGGTATCGCCACTGATGTCGGTGTCCCCGAAACGGATCGACGGCGAAGCTTCTTCCAAGGCAAGGTCACCGGTCATCGTTCCGCCAGCAAGCGGAAGATAGAGGGTACCGATCATAGAACTAAGGGTGCTCCAGCCGCCGTCATAGAAATAGAGTTCACCCTCGTCCTCAACCCAGCAGAGCCAACCAGTATTGGGAGCCCTGAAGACCCAGCCATCGCCGTCATAAGTGGCGATCTGATTGTCTTTCGAGGCCCAGTCGCCAGTAGCAGACGCGCCCACGATATACCGGTCTCCTGTGGTCGGAGAGCCCGGCGGAGCAGTAAGGTCCTTGTCTGCAACGGCCAGTTGAACAAGGGTGTCGAGGTAGAACAAGGCCTCATTGTGGGTCACATGCTTCTGAGACTGGCTTGCAGTCAGCTCAGGCAAGCTGAGATGGGTTGTGGTCATCGGCTATAAGTCTCCTCTGCGGGAATGCCTCGGCCCACTGCGGCGCTCATTTGATAGACCCTGAATTTCAAGGATGTAGTTTGAGCGGAGCCGAAGTCAGATACCTGCATTGCCTCTGTATAAGTATACGCCGGTGTCGTCAGGCCTGTAACCTCGCGAACGACGGTCGAACCGTCAAGAATTTCCAGCTCGTATTCCTCCGCTTCCTCGTTCAATGGGACACTCGCCAGTTCCCATGGATCACCGTCAAAACGCGTGCGCCGGACCCAGCTTAGTTCAATATCATTATTTACGCTGAGGTTCCAAGTAGCTTTCAAATGCACCGGGGCATAGGGCTTTTTGGCCATTGCTTCGTGCGTGAAGGTGGTTTCCAAGTAGGCATTATCGTCATCGATGCTCTTGTAGGCGCTACCAAAGCGCAGGGTGTGGGTCACGTCACGATCACCGGCCGTGAGCGGCAGATATGGGGCAGTGGACGGATTGATAGAGAATTGGTTCTCCAACAGCACAAAGGCGTTCCCGGCAGAGAACGCCGCTTCGTTCATAACCCATTCCGTGCCAAGTTGACCCCGAATAAGATTGGACAGAACGTAATTCCCGTTGCTGTCGAGAGTTGCGGTCTGATACTGGAAAATTTCCCAATGCCCATTGTCATTTTGCATAGCAACGACGTTGTCCCCGTTCAGCACACGGATTTCACTGTCCGCCGAGGGCATTGCGCCGCTAAACGGGCTTACGGTAATAGTCTGGTTTCGAAGCCAGACACCCGTTTTGCCCGTGCCAACTGCATCGACAAGGGTGCCCATGACGTTTTCCAAGTTCAAGCTGCGCTTAAGCACCCAGTCTTCGGTTCCCGCGTCGGGATTTTCATCCAAATAGACCGCAACGGTGCCAGGCCAAGGGGAAGCGTAAACTGCCAGCCTCGGCGACCAATGAGACGGTTCGTCGCCGGAGTAGAGCGGAATGTCTAGCACAAACAATTCCGGGAAGCCCGGGACATTGGTCAGAATACTGGACTTCGTTTGCGGCGGATAAACCGGCAAGGAATACAGGCTGAGGTCAAATGATTGGAACTGCACTTCACGGAACTCGCCAGTATCAATCGACTGGATGCGAGCTTGACCAACTCGACCCTCATCACCAATTGGGAAGGTAATGCCGTCGCCGGGGTCCAGCTTAAACATGGACGGCGGCAGGTTCACCGCCCCGGTCTCACGAGCCATCCAAGCCTGATGAAGCAGGCTGTCGGCAAGTCCGCGAACGTAATCGGGGGCCAACGAAATGGGAAGGCGCACGTTGGCCGTATCTTTGTTGGTCGTCTGATGGCGCTTGGCGTCCAGTGAGGAAACTTCATAGTCGTTTCCTGCGTCAATGAAGTCCACTACTACAGACTTTGGCAATTCAGAGGTCTGAGTGCGTGTGATGGTAAAGCCGGTCGGGTCGCTGTCAGTGGAAACAAAGCTATCGGTAGCAAGGGCCGTAAGTGCTGTGGTGGATTTCAGGGCAAACTTGATCTTGCCTTCACTTTCGAAAGCATCGAATTGGAAACCGGTCATGAGCGAGCCGATCGCGTCCCGCACTGCGGTAATGCTGTCGATGAAATAGCCTTTCACAAGGCTTTGTGTGCCGTTCAGCCGCTCGGTGTCATAGTCTGTTACTCCGACGCTTTCACAGAGCTCCTCGATAAGCCGGGGGAGCGCAGGATACGCAATCCGGCCGGTCATCCAATGACCGTAGCGCCAAAGGTCGCCGTCACTCCAAACATCAAGGCGGGCCGGGTAATCTGGATAAGGACGAGCGTCCCAGCACCAAAGGTGCATATCATTGATGTCCAGCATCCCGCTTGGCGAATTATCGCGCCAATATTGAAGCATAGCTTCGGCATAAACACGGGAAATATACTCGTCCTGTAGCCCGTTCGAATAATATGGCAAAAGGCTTTCTGACGATTTAGGATCGTAAAAGACATTGGGCTGATTTGTGCCCTTGTCTACACAAGGACAGCCAAACTCAGTGAACCAAATAGGCTTAGAACCGGGGACATAGGCTGTTGATGAACTACTTTCTACTCCGCCAGGACGATTGTAATGGGCGTTACTCCACCAGTTTCGAATATCCTTTTGACGGAATACCCAAGGCTTGCCATATGCGCTATCTACGATAGGCGTGCGGGTTTGACTATCACGATCAGCTTGACTGGCGTAATACCAGTCATAATATTCTCCACCTTCAATATTTGACTTGAGATAATCAATATTGTGCGGAGTAACAATCCCGTTATCTGCGTCATAGTCAAGATGGGATGAACCGTCACGCCAATCGGAAAGAGGCATATAATTATCAATCCCGATAAAATCGATATTGCTATCTGCCCAGAGTGGATCTAGATGGAAATAAACATCATTGGAACCGTCAGACGGGCGATGGGAGTGGTATTCCGACCAGTCTGCGGCGTAACCGATTTTGGTCCCGGAACCGAGGATGCCGCTAACCGTTGCCGCCAGGGTTTGAAGATGCCCAATTGCAGGATACGTCGAAGCGCTTGACCTGATAGTCGTCATACCAACCATCTCGGTGCCGATGATGAACGCGTCTACGCCGCCCGCGTCTGCGCAGAGCTGGGCGTAGTGCTCAATGAAACGGTTATAGCCCCAAGTCCGGGTAAAAAAGGTTCCGACTTGAGTTGCCGCGGCGGCAGTCTTGTCCACGGTGCCCGCGTATCCGGCCGCAGGGCTACAAGTGATCCTACCGCGCCAGGGGAACACTGGCTGGCCAAGGGTAGCCGCGTTGTCGCTATACGGGTTAGGGAGCACATTGCCACTCTCAATATGCATGAAGGTAAACGGGTAAAAAATAACCCGGATGCCACGCGCCTTCAACCACTGAATAGCCTCGATCACCACGTCATCAGAGGGAGTGCCTCCGTAGATTGGGTTGCCCTCATTGTCTCGACCAACTTGTGGAATATCAGCATCAGAACGGACATACCCTGCAACATTCCATTCGCGAGGAGTTACAACGCCGTCCCGGTCTTTATATTCTACCATTGGCTTGATCTGGCATTCACCAATGCGCAGGTCATCTCCAAACCAACCAACAACCAGTGTAATTGCATCCAGATTAGGCTGGAAAGCAATCAATTGTTTTATAGAGCGGACAAAATCGCTTTTACCCGTTTGATTGTGCATGTTCATGTTTTGAGCGGAGATACGATCACCGCTACGCGAGGGAAGGCTCAGGGTATCACCGGCAAGATTGGTAAATGAACCGCCAGGAAAGAAGTTATTTAACACACTGCCTGAGGCATTCTGCAGGGTATAAATATCCGTTCCATAAACAAACTCGCCGGAACCCGGGATGAGACAAAAAGACCGAGCAATATTGGAAATGTCGTCCGGATCATCGGTTTCAATAGGACAAATGATTTCTGCGGTCACCTGCGGAATGCGATTACCAAAGTCCTCAAGCTGGAGGTCTTCGAAGACAATATAGCAGGTTCCGCGAAAAGCAGGAGTATTTTCAACGCCCTCAATGCCCTGGATAACGGAGTCCGGCTGCTGAGTCTCTGTGCCGGAGTAAAATGTGCTCTGGATCGTGGTAAGATCAATTTCTTTTCCATCCATCCACAGGCGCCCGAGGGTCGTCCGCTCATTACCCTCGCCGAAGGCCACGGCAAATGAGCAAGAATAGGTATACGTGGTGGTTTCCACCTTCTGGCCGCCGCCGCCGCCTTTGCCCCCGACTTCTTCGGTCTCCGTCGTCTTAGTTTCTTTGAAACGGGAGGACCAGATAAGATTACCCCCGACGCGCATCATCCCGTAGAGACGACCCACAACGGCGCCCTCGGTGGACTGCATGACAGTGATTTCTTGGAGACGCGCACCTTCGTTACGGACTGCAGGCTGCAAGGAAGCAATGATGAGGCTATCAACATAGGAACCAACGGTGGCGCCAATCATACCGCCAATGGCCGCAGCGCTGACGCCCAGGACACCCCCGCCAATCGATCCGCCGATCGCAGTGCCTACGATACCAAGGGCAAGAGTGGCCATCCTTTAGTCCTCAATTTGAGGGAACTTAAAGGCTCCAACTACCCGCTGTTCCCACCGTTGTCCTAGTGTCACCTCATAGACTTCACGTCCACTATGCGAGTGCACCATGTCTGTGTCATTGGTCATGATACCGCAGTGCCATGCCGCCAATTTAGGGTGCGTGCGGAACACCAAAACAATTCCCGGGCCCCGAGTGTCGACCGGGACTTCGACCAGATACTCCCGCGCGGCATCTAGCATGGTCTCTTGACCTAGTGAGGCTCGCGGCGGGCGGCCGGCATAAGAGGGCGGAGTTATGAGCTCCCCAGACACCTCGGCGTAAATTCCGCGAAGTAGCCCCAGGCAGTCGCATCCCCTCCCCCTAACGGCTGCCATTTTATGATACGGCGTGCCGATCCAGGAACGAGCCAGTGTTACTAGTTCCTCAGCTTGCATTTCTGGCCTCCTAACCGAACAACGACCCGCCGTCCAGGTTGTCGTCCCCGATTTTAGGGTAGAACAATAGCATATCGGGTCCAGGAATGAGATTGAAGCCCCGGAAATTAGCAATGTTATTGAACTTGGTGCTGCAGGTGCCTGCGTCTTGCTTGCATCCTGCCGTGGCCGTAAACGTGTCACCAATTTGGATGTCAAAAGGCATGGGCTGCCAAAGCTCAAAAGTCGCCACGCCAGAGGTATAATCGTGGAGTTTGACTTCCATGGAGGCTGAGGCGTTGTTGCCCGTAGCCCAATTCACCATTCCGGCAGTGAACCAGTCGTCGGCAAAGCTTGTCAGGCCGGTCGCGGTAAAAGTTCGGTTGCTGCTCACACTGTCAACCGTGCCCGAACCTCTGTAGACGGCGTTCGTAAGGTCGATACCGCAGCGGGCGTCGCCGATTACGGCATTACAATAGCGCTGATACTTGCGCCCAGTCTTTTGTTGTAATGCATTGGACAGCCCGCGCATCTCTGCTTGAAACATGACCCCGTGCCGCTTAACCTCACCGATAAAACCCTTGCTGACAATGTGCCGTTCAGACACATTGCTCCAGTTCACCCAATAGACTTCTACTCCGGCATTGTCGTAAAAGCCACCAGCCAAGTCCTCCTCGTTAATACTGTTAGAAGACAGGGCGCCTTGGACTTCCAAGTTATCAACAGCTAAGCCCATGCTTGCCGCAAATTGCGAGGCCGTGAAACCCGTTGCCGCCTCATAGGTCACGCTGTCAAAAACAAGGTCTTTGTCGTGGTCAGTGAAGCCCTGCACGATCCCATCGTTACGAGTGATTTTCCAGCAGTAGCACATGGTAGTCGCCCGACCATCCAGGTGCGCTTGTAGTGCCGCCGAAATGCTCTTAACCATTAAACCCGCACCTCAATAACGTTGATTTGGGGAGCCTGACCCGCGTTGAACAGCTCCACGGTAATATCCAGGTGGTCATTGGCAAAGCGGACTGGAACATCAAATTCGTATCCCGCTTTGACGACGTGGGTGCTCGCGGGAGCGGTAACGAAGGTGATAACGCCTGTCTCTGTATTCACAGAGTAATCCGCCGGGTCAACCAGCGATCCGTTCACTTCGACCAGAACTGTTCCACTGACGGGCTTCTTGATGGTGCGCGTCCACGAAGTTGGGCCGGACGAGTAAACTTTGACAAGCTGGAACTCAGTCGTGACCCCATCGCCGGTACCGATTACTTGGTCGTCGCGGGCAGGGTCTTGGTTCGGGGCACAGGACTTGTAATCCGCCCAATCCTTCCACCGGAAGCCGTAGAGACGACCAAGACGGGCCTCGAAAAACTCGAGGACCTCGTGTAGGTCATTGATGTTGCGAATGCCCAAGCCAGCGTCATATTCCCGGCGGCTGTCCGCCCACACAGCGTTTCGCTCCTCAAAGCCCGAACGAAGGGTAACAATATCAGTGCGACGCCGCGGACCTCCTGAAGACCCGCGGCTGATAGAAGTGGGGAAACGGACCTCGTGAAAATCAGCCATCAGTTATTCCTCTGACCGCGTGCCAGCATGCGCTGGGCCCGAACAGCCATTTGGCTCTCAGACCGCCGGAAGCCTTCAACGTCCGGGGTGGTAATGTTGAACACCACCGTGTTGCCGCCTTCATCTTTGCCCTTACCCGCTGGAGTAACTTGGACGCGCTCACCGCGGGAAGCCCGGAAGGCAACAACATTTTTGTCCACTCCGCCCGTGCCTCCAACTACAAAGTCGGCGCCCTCATTGAGCCCCGGGAGGCTCATGCCGGGGATAAAACTGCCCATAACGCCTCCGAAGAAATTCTTCAACGGGGCGATAATCATCATTTGGACACCAATACGAGCCAGGTCTTTAATAACCGAGGAAGCGAACTCGTTGAAATTGAAAGTGCCAGTTTCAACGAAATTGTTGAGAGCGTCCCCCAAGTTATCAAAGAGGGCGTCACCCGCCTGTTTAACAAGATCAAGCTTCCACTGAAGCTCGGTCAGGGCTTCGACGCGTTGCCGGATGAGAGCCACGTCTTGCTGGTCAAGCACAACGCCTTCTTGACGCGCCCTTTGCAGGACGTCGTAAAGCATTTTCTCCTGCTCAAGGGCCTCATTGTTGAGAACCATTTGAGCATGGCGGCTATCCAGTTCTTGGTTGATGGACTGCAGGACGCTGAGGTATTCTTCCGATTGACCTGTGCGATTGCGGCCTTCAAGGATATTGCCTCCGGCGCCAAGACCGGTTTGACCCAAGCTCAGGCTAGCGGTAGACAAGGTGCTATCCAAAGTCGCCACGCCGTAGTCGGCGAGCGCAGCAAGCATAGCGCCATACGTCGCGTCGTCCAGGCTTCCTCCTCCAGCTCCGCCGGCGGCAAAGGCCATTGTACCTGGAGTGTAGGCAGCCTGGACGACTTGCGGCTGGCCGCTGGGCATTCCGACGGAGCCAGAGCGCCCTCGGATAAGCTCAACGGCTGCAGCCGCACGGATCAATTCGTCCGCAAACCCTCGCGCCCCGTCTTGCAGAGGCGTGAAATTGATCCGGTCGAGAGTGGCCTCAGTTTGGCTTGCTGCGTCAGCACCTCCCTGCATAGGCTTACGGAAGCGGTTTGCCTCTTCGGTGAGTTCCTGTAGAACTTCAGTATTGGCGCCGAGAGCTTCAAGCATAAGCGCCTCTTGTTGCCGCGCCCGGTCAAGAGCATTCAGCAAGTCGGCAGTATCCTTCACCCAGCTAGAGTTATTCACGAAGGCGCCCGCCTGCTGGGCTGCTTCAAGAGCGGCTTGCAGGGCTTGCAGAGCTTCAACTTTTTCCGGGAGAGCGTCGGCAGCGGCAACTGCGTTCACCTGATCTTCAAAGCCGCCAATCAGGGTTGCAATACTAGTCAATTGCTCCTCAGCTTGGGTCAACCAGCGCTGGGCTTGGGCCGAGGGCTCCTCTGCAAGATTTTCCGGAAGGGCCTCAAGAGCAATAGCCAGGCCCTCGGCAGCCCGAGTAACCTCAGGGCCAACACCGCGCACCCGGTTCACGGCTGCCACAAAGTCTTCGATGGTGCCCGTGCCTTCTTGAACGGCCTTCAGCAGGTTATACAGGTTCTCAATTTCAGCGTTGCCATATCCGACAACACCACGGTTGAAGCCGGGGCCGGCCAGTTCTCCTAGGGCTGCACGAACATTGTCTATATTAAACGGGTTGAGGGTAGTCCCGTTAATCTCATTCTCCATGTCACGAATGCTACTCTGCAGTTCGCGTAGGGCGTCTTGCAGTTGGGCACGCGACTGACGGAGCATGGCCTCGGTGGTGAGGTTGATAGCCCCGCCAAGCTCTTCCTGCTCATCAGCAGCAGCCTGCACCAGGGCGTTATAGCTCTCAAGAGCGTCAACCCCGTTGTTCATAGCTGTGTGCAGGCGTTCGATCTTGTCCGCGGCGGTATCGGTGTTCTGATAGACCCAGAACGCCGCACCCGCAAGAAGCGTGAGCCCACCGACGATCGGCCCACCAGCAAAGCCGAGCACCCCACGAATGCCCGCAAGAGCGGCGCCCACAGCCCCAAGATTGGTAGCAGCAGTGGCGACCAAAGCAACCTTTCGTGCCGCAAAACTGAAGGCCATGGCCGCACCAATTGAGAACAGGGCGTCTGCAATGGGCTCAATATTGTCGGCAATGAGCAGGATGGCGTCAGCCAGCGTACCAGAAATGGTTTGGGCTTCCTCCGAAGTGGAGATGTATTCCGTCAGCTTATTGCGGAAAACTGTAAAGGCCTGGCTGATAGTGCTCTCAGTTTGTCCAAACATATCCGCAATCATCGGATACTGCGACATAACGGCGTTAAAGAACTGTTCGGAGGTAATCTCGCCGTTAATCACCATCCGGCGAAGGCGCGCAACAGAACCACCGGCCTCGTCAATACCACGGGCAGCGGCCAAGGCGATTGGATAGGCGCCTTCAAGAATGGAGTTGAATTCTTCAGCCCGCACAATGTCCGTGCCAATGGCTTGCGAAAGCTGAATGAGGGCCCCTCGTGCTGTTTGGGCAGAAGAACCTTGGATCGCCAGGCCCATACCAACAGTCTCTACAAATTGCAGAGCTTCTTGCTGGGAAATACCAAGCTCCTGAGAAGCCATCATGGCCTTCTGGTAGAGCGAGGACAGTTCTTCGATGGGCGAACGGGTGCGACGGGCAATTTTATAGAGTTCGTTGAGAGCAACCTGGGCCTCTCCAGTGCTATCGCTCACGATATTAATGCGGTTTGCCACCACTGTTGCGCTGTCGGAAAGTCGCATCAATTCATGGGCAAGAACCCCGGCACCGAAGGCGCCCACATACCGATCGAGGAGCATGAACGGACGGTGGGCGCCCCGGGCCGAGACACCAACCCGGTCCACCCCTTCGGAAAGACGGTTGGCGCCTTGGGCCGCTCGTTCCGCGTCCCGGGCAAATCGGTTCACCTCAGGGAGCGTCACGACACGCGGGATCGTCGGGGGAAGGCCAGTAGTCCGGTCCCGCAAGTTATTGGAAGAAATAAAATTCGTCTGCATCCGGCGAACAGCTTGAAGCTTGCGGATTACATCGTTGAGCTCCTCTTCTGCTTGGCGGAACTCGGAGACCGCGTCCCATTCCACGTTCGTGCCCATCTCAACACGTGCAGCGCGGAGGTTCTGGCCAATTTGGATGAGAGCCGCGTTGGCATCAGCAATGGGAGTGCTGAGCCACGAAGCCCGGGTGCGCGGAGCCGCAAGCGCCTGGCGCAACGCCTGAATTTGCTGCAGGGTCCGGTTAAGCTCTGCTGTGGGTGAGATATTGCGCAAGGCACGACGGAGTTGACCCAGCTCGCTCTCAGCCCGATCGGAAGCGGCGGCCACATCTTCAATTTTGCGCTTAACTTGGCGCGAGCCCCGTTCTGTGAGGATAATGTCAATGCGTTCTGTGGGCATCTGTCACCCCTCACCGTGCGTTCTGGTTGAACCCGCCAATGCGGGCTGGTCGCGCGGCTCGAGCGGGATATGCTCCACCGCCCAAGTCCTCAAAAATTTTGTTCCGCCGGACTTCGGCCGCTGCCAGTGCAATGCAGCGTTTCACAAAACCCGCAGCCTGTTGCTTTGAGTGCCCTCGATCCAGAGCCTCGATGTAGTAAACCGGGTTAGAAACGTAGAAGCTAACTCCTCCGTCTGCGAAGCTCATGTCACCGGCTGCCTCAGCCAAGTGGCGAAGGTAGCCAATTGTGAGAGCCCGATCGATAACTGCGTAGGCATCGGCAATAGCAGCAGCAGCGTTGCGCGTCTCGCTGATCCCGAGATGTCGCCCGGGCGCAAAAGCCGGGCGCACGGAGACGGGGTCTTTATCGGAGGAACGAACTTGCCAGTTAGAACGCGCCACGCCGCGATCAACGGGCGTGGCGCGAATTAGGGATGACGCCAGGACTTTGGTCGCCTTACGGGGAGTAGCGTCGGCCCATCGGCCAACTTGGTAGGCGCGAACACGCAGCCTCCGTCCAAGCTCGCCAAAACCGTTTGCCACTACTTTGTTCCTCCGTTACTTTTTTCTGCCTTCTTTCGTCTGTATTCTAGCAGAGCGTTGTCCAAATTCCTGACATGGAACATCACATCGTCCCGTGTCTCCCCGTCTAGCCCCTCGTCTCGGCAGTAGGCCCGGATCGCTGAACCAGGAATGGGCCCGTCTACCCTTTCCGAGGAGAGCTCCTGAAACGCCTTATAGAAGTATCCCAGGCCAAGGGGTATTTCAGGAGCATTCGCGATAGGGTCCGGAAGAGGCTGGTTAGACCGCATCGCAATTTTAATGATCTGTTCCTCTACTGGCCCTTGCTCCAGCTGATAAATGAGGAACTCGACTAGGCGTTTCCCTCCTCTTCCCGGCGTGTCTGCAGAAAGAGAGCTTCCTTGCCAGACTGGATGCGAAGATCGTTGTAAAGGTTCTGAATTTCGGGATGCTTGAGCACCGTGAAGACGTTTTCCCACGTGAACGGGAGCAGCTCGCCAGTGTCCGGGTCTTCAACGCCCTGTTTCCAGTCCTGGCCCTCCGGGTCCGGATTGCCCTCGGCGTCGACCAGAACTTCCCAATTCAGAATGATGGCCTTTGCCATCGCTTCTTTCATGATCTTCTCGGAAATTTTCGGATCGAGGGTCTCGAGCTGGATCGCTCGGCGGTAGGGCTTGGTCAGAACCTCCAGCAGGCGTTCATAGGACTTGTTGGCTCCTCCGGCACGTGCGATAGTGACCCGAAACGCCCCATAGTCCAGTTCGACGCCTTCCTGTTCGGCTACGGTATCAGAACGGAAGGCCCTGTAACCGCCTCCCTTTTTCTTTTGCTTGGCCATATTACGCTCCTCTGGCTAGCTGGTTGAGGAGGGCCTGGAGGGCCCTCCATAGAATTTAGGCCTCTGCCGCGTCGGGCAGATAGTCGTAGAAGCTCATCACAATGGTGTGAGCCAAGTTGGAGTTGACGTCCGCCGCATCGGCGGCCATCAGACCAAGCGGAATGGTCACCGCCTGGTTCAGCTCCACATTCAGCCGACCGTCGTCGAGAGACAGCAGCGGCAGATCGAAAGAAAAGCCGGCGTTATCCTTCACCACGCAGACGTCCAAGGTCACATCCGAGTTGGCCCGCAGGGCCGCCAGAGCGTCGACGTTCTGAAAGTAGGCGGTGACATTCCCACCAACTTCGAAGGTCCCGGCGGTCGCATCGAAGGCGCCGAGGGTCCCAACCGCCTTGTTCATGGTAATATTGTTGTTGATGGTCAACCGGGCTTCCGTCACATAGGCGAACAGGGCATCCACATACTCGTCCGTGTTGGAGCAGAGCCCCATACGGATGCGGGTCACATGGGTCGAGGTATTGAATGCTTTACCGGAGCCGGCAGCCAGCGCCGGACGAGTGCCAGCCTTGAGACCCGTTGCGGCATCGCGGGTCTCGTAGTCCGTGCCCATAAAGCCCATATCCACCATGATCTTGTCGGCGGTGTTGATGGCCATTGTCATCTCGTTGGGAACGGCGCCAACAATGTATTCGGCCTGCTCGTTAGAGGGCGACGCGTCGTCAGGAGCCCCAAGGGTCCGCTCAAGCTGGTAGGTCGTGCGAGTGATCGCCGTGCCTTCCTGGTTCTTCAGGGTGCGCCCGAAGAAGATTTGGATGGTTTTGGACGCTCCGGCGTCGGTTACCATTTGGCCGGAAGCTTTGTCGATGGTCACCTCGTTGGCGCCCACCGTCGTGCGAACTCGGCACCAGCCATTGTTCGCGGCAGTGGCGAATTCGGTGGCCGAGGTGTCCCCACCGATGAAGATCAGTTCACCGTCCACCAAGGCGAGTTCCGTGAGGTCTTTGGCGGAGGTGACAAGGCTCGGCAAGTCC